ATGCCAAAATTAAAATTTACTAAAACATTCATAGACGGACTAGAACCACCTGAAAAAAGAATAGATTATACGGATAGCGATTGCAAGGGCTTAATGCTTCGTGTAAACACAAGTGGCGATAAGTATTACGCTATTAGATATAGGAATAATCAAGGTAAATATGTTCGCTATACTATTGGACGTCATGGATCTATTACACTCGTTCAGGCTAGGAATGAAGCAATAAGGTTATTTGGCTTGCTATCTCAAGGTGTAGATATACAGCGAGAGAAAAACAATGCCAAACATGGTAATTCAGATATTTGTACTTTTGGAGAGTATCTTAATGAGTTTTATTTCAACTGGTTTAAACAAAATAGGAAAGGTGATCAGTCAACCATAAACATGCTTAAGAATACGCTTAAAAATTTTCATAAAATGCGTCTAGACCATATTAATAACAAAAAGCTAAATATGTTTGTTGGCAATTACCAAAGTGAAAGGGGAGTTACTAATAAGCGCATTAATCGCATTATTACCGCTTTTAAAGCATCTTTAAACATTGCCGTTGAAAATGGATTTACTGAGTATAATGGTATTAAAGGCGTTAGACTATTGCATGAGGATAGGCACAATATAGTGCGATATCTATCTGCAGAAGAAGAGCAACGATTACTAGATGCTGTAAACGATATTTACTTTCAATATAAAAACATTATCACATTAGCACTTAATACTGGTATGAGATCAGGTGAAATTCTAAGCCTAGAGTTTAAGGATATTAATTTAAACAAAGAATATGTAGCACTCAGAAGTGAAAACACCAAAGCACAAAAAATGCGTTATGTACCATTGAATCAAAAAAGCATTGATGCGTTACAAAGCCAAATTGATAACAAGTTATCTAAGTATGTATTTACCAACCCAAGAACGAAAGAGCCATATACAAAAAATCGTGATTGGTTCAAAAAACTCTTAGAACAAGCCGACATCGATAACTTTAGATTTCATGACTTGCGCCATACGTTTGCTAGTAAGCTTATAATGCGCGGCGTTGATTTAAATACAGTGCGAGAACTAATGGGGCACAGTGATATTAAAATGACGCTTATATATGCTCATTTAGCGCCTGAGCATAAAAAGAAAGCAGTTGATCTGTTGTAACCAGAATTGATCGTTAAAATGAGAGCGACTAGTGAAAGTAATATAAATCCATGCCATAGGTGATATTCTGAGAAAGTCTTCTAGGTCAGAAATGACGGCACCATTTGCTTTCATTTTCTCGTAAGAGCTTTATCAAAATGCGCCGTAAAACACCTTCCTTTAGGGAGGGGAGGATGTCAATGCGATTGCAAGATGATCGAGTTGACTTTTTAAATAGCGATAGACCTAAAAATTTCACTCAGACTGGAATTTAATCAGATTCTTGACTATCATCCAAATATACCAATTAAGGTAAATCTAAATATGGGGATATAGCCTATGAATAATATTTGCAAAAATAAGTTTATACGTTTGATGAAAAAAACCATTTTTAGTATGATTCCATTGGCATTATGTTCGACAGCATACTCATCAAGTAATTTTCTTCAGAAATTTCCTATTGATTCGGCTCATATAAAATTATCATCTGAAACCTATAATGAAGGAGAAGTCTACATGAAAGACTGTAAGTCATACGGTTATGATGATCATCATGATATATTTGATTGTGAAAGAACATTTAAAATGATAGCGAACACGATTTACTCTTCGGGGAATACATTGAAACGCGATGATTATCTGCCAGTTAGGGTTTTAACTTATGGACCAAAAAATGAGTTAATCACATATGCGGAGATCCATCCATATAATGGAGAAACTTATTATCTTTTAAACCCAAATACATTATTAGAAGATCCGGATAATAATGTTAATGAGCCTACTATGCCGCCATCATCAAAAATATCTTATCCTTTCCCTTTAAAGGCTGGAACTATCATAATAACCCGTGGGTTAACTAATGAAGATGACGATATTATTGGATTTACTCCTTATTTTGATTATCATGTGCGATTAGAGCCTAAGAAAACATACTTGCGTAGTAATCGCTCATTTCCTTTGCTGGCAGATGGTTCAGGATTTGTTAGTCACATGAATGATGTAAATGAATTGATTACTGATGGGTATGCTCATCAGTTAATTGTAAATCTATTGAATGTACATGACTATAATGTTGCTGATACAGATACATATCCTGATAAGCTAGCTGCAACGATTGAATATATTAAGTTGTCAGATGAATACCAAAAAGCGCATGCAAAGTTTGTGCAGGCAGGGTGTAATGAAACTGTCACATTTGTTGATCAGGGTCCCGTTGATGCTAATTGTGCAAGTTTACGTCAAGTGTCATTTAATATAACACGCTTAGACACACAAAAGATATTATCATTTACTCAAGATGATGAAAATGAAATACCAGAAACGCCACTTGCTCGCAATACACGATCTTCTTGTATGAAGGCTGTAATGCCTACGGTATCTACAAATGGAACTATGTGTGTTAATGATACTACAGATACGATGGGAAATTATACACCATGTGTTACGGCATCAGTCAAAATAGCCTTGTTGAATACTTGTCTTGCAAGTCTCAGCTCATTAGATTTAGGAAAGCCTGACGATGAAGTTATGATTTTAAATACATCACCTCATTGGTCAGGTAATATGAGTGGCAGTATGTCAGACGCTGTGAAAAACAGGCTTGAGCCAGAAGATAAAACTTATGTAAGACTCTCTGATGGTAGTCCATTATTTGAATTTAAATTACAATGGGATGGTAATGCGGTAATTTACATAATGCAGACTGGCCATGCTCGCTGGGGGAGTGGTACTTTTGTTAATCAGGAACCTTGGTTGCCTACTTTGACTCTTTTAAATAATGGTGATTTAGTTGTTAAAGATAGCAATAGAGATGATGACCTTGTTCTATATTGTGCAGACAGCGGTCAGATTGAAGATCCACAATACACATATGCATTATTTCTAACCAATGATGGAGTGCTTGCATTAAAACGATTAACAATCGAAACAAATAATGTTGTGGTTGTTAATACTACTCATATTGATGATGTAAACAGACGAATAGAATTTCAACCTGGTGCTTGCAGTTAAGTGGCTCCCCTCCTAAGCTGCAACATTTATCACATATAGGGCACGTTTTAAGGTATGTGCGTTGGAGAGGGAATACTTTAAAAACACTTTCTCAAGGGCTCTAGTTTTAAATTTTCTATGATTTCTTGACATCCTCCCCTCCCTAAAGGAAGGTGTTTTACGGCGCATTTTGATAAACTTCCTAATTAAGTCCAAAGGAAATTACGACTATGGATTAAGCAAGTAGAAATGTTAGGTATTGCTAATGTTAGAAAAATTAAAGGTTATCATGATGAACCTTTTTTTTGCACTAGTAAAAATCAAAGATCAGTGAGATTAAAAGCGGTTGATTTACTATAATATCTGTATATCGTTGCTTTACATAACGCTGTTATGCTGTATACTATGGGTATGCATTTGTAGAGCATTTGACAATGATTAAGACATTTAAGCACAAAGGCTTAAAACAGCTTTGGGAGCATGGAGTATCAAGAGGTGTTCAACAAAAACATGTTGAAAAGCTATTAAGTATATTGACAGCACTAGACAACATAAGCAATGAACAAGAAATTTTAACATTGTTTTATAGATTAAGACCTCATCAATTACATGGAAAGAGAAATTCTTGGGCTTTAGATGTTAATGGTAACTGGCGTTTAACATTTGAACTCATAGATGGTGATGTATATATAGTAGATTATAGAGACTATCATTAACTAACAGGAATTATTAAAATGAATAATCAAACGCAACACCCAGGAATTGTTTTTAAAAATCTCATTATAGATGAAGATGTAAATTTAAATATATCAAAAGTGGCTGAAATGCTTGGAATTACTAGAGTGGCATTATCTAGGGTAGTGAATGGCAAATCTAGCCTAACTCCTGATTTAGCAGCTCGCATTGAAAAGGTATTTAATGTCAGCTCATCTTTAATGCTGAAAATACAAGCATCATATAATAGTAAGATGGCAAATAAAAAAATTGATAGCCTGAATTTAACGCCTTACAAACCATCATTTCCGGCTTAAAAAACCTTTTTTTGGAACTTAGAAAAACCAAAGATCAGTAAGGTTAAATGGTGGTTATAGGGCGTGTGTTATTCATAGAGATCACCTTGATGAAAAAGATGTTCAAAAAATTGAACGTTCTGCTAAATCTTATTTTGAAAAGTTTAAAAGCGAAAAGCCCCAATGTATCCATCAAGGCTAAAACGCCGGTCGGGATCGCCCAATCTACTTATTTGTTGTCTCTGATCTTTTTGTGCAAATCAGATGGTGAAATGTAAAGAATATTTTTTTTGTCTTTTGATTTATATAGTAAGCTTTCCGCTGCTAAGTCTTCTAGATAGTTTCTTGCTGTTGGCCTAGAAATACCATAATCACTAGAAATTTCTTTAACTGTGAAAATTCTACCTGGTGACTTGAGTGATTTTTTTAATATATCTTTTTTAAAAAAATTCAGATCTGCATATTTTGAATTATCAAGAGATGATAAAGTATTCTTGTACTCATTCACCTTGTTTTGAACATAGTTTTTCAAGTCATCAAATGCCCTAACTATTATTTCCAGCTGATGATCAATAAAGTATGTCAAATCATAATCATCAGTTTCTACATAAAGGTATGATAAGCCATATTTTTTAGGTGAGACTTTCAGTAATTTGCTAATGGATATATACTCAAAAATATCATATTTATTTTTCAGCATAAACCAATAAAATAGACACCTTGCAGTTCTACCGTTGCCATCCCTAAATGGATGCTCATATCCTATCATGAAATGAAGTATAATAGCTTTTACTACAGGGTTTATAAATAAGCTGCCATCAGTTCCAGAATGGTTTGTATTTGCAAAGTTGCAAAGAAGTTTTAATCTACTATTTAAAAGCTTGCTGCTAGGTGGAGTGTAAATGATATTGTCATCAGAATCTTTTACATATATATCATCTGTTTTGCGAAACTCACCAGGAATAACATTATTTTCAGTAGTTTTTTGCGTTGCTATTTCATGGAATTTCAATATAAGGTCTATGGATAAGTCATCGTGTATATGATCTTTTGCTGCCATTAATAAATGATAGTTATTAAGTATCATTCTTTCGTCTTCGTTTTTTGGCTCAATCTCATCTTGGAGCATTTTTTTTGCATCTTCTCTTGTAGTTGCTGCACCTTCAAGTTGGGCGCTAGTTATTGCTTCCTCCATGATCAATGAGGACAATAGAAATTTTTTAGTTATTTCCTCTGGAGCTATTTCTGTTCCAAAGTTATTGAAGGTTCCTCTGGCAATTGAAACTATATGGTGTATTTTAGCCTCGGATGATGAATGTATTAGAAATTTAAAATTTTCTCCACTTGCTGACTTTAAATCAATGGTCTTAGAGTATGTATTCCTTAGTATTTTAATAGTGTTCCACCTATGTATCTTTGCTTCTTTATTATCGCCAGAAAGTCTCCATCTAAGTTCATCCCAATGAAGGTAAGATCCTTTATGCAGAATTAGATCAGTGGCCCCGTTTAGGCTAACTGTGATTTTTTCTGTTAAAACAGGAGGCTTTTCAATTGGAAATTTAGACATAAGAAAAAAACCAAAAATTTACTTTTACTTGAAACTAATTTAGTTTTTTTGCTGATTAAAGTCAAATATTATATGCACTTATATGTTATAAAGTAAATATTAATATTTTTTCTTTACTCTATAAAATAACATCAATTTCACCAATGTAATAACAAGTGCAAGCATTGAAACAAATATGTTGTAAATTCTTACTTATATGGAGCTATAGCCATTTTTCTACAGAACATCTTTTGCTTTCTCCAAAAACCCTCCTCAAATGTTTGAAGATTAATATTAAAAATATCAGGGTATTCTTGTTTGAGAAGCTCTAATAATTCACGGTTTGATATATATATGTTAACATCATTTCTGCTTAACATATTAATTAGAGCAGCTTCTCTTCGTTGCTGAATTGATGGTTTTATTAATGATTTCATAAGTTGTAAGTCCTTTTAGCGTCAAGGATTTGAGTTCTTATCACATCAAAGCTAGATACTCTCATAACGTGATCTGTTCCAAGAGCGTCGAATATATGCTTAGGTATTTCCGCGCACTCTTTACAATGATAAAAGGGTGGTTTATTAGATTTAAGCCTTTTCTTCATTTGTCTTCTCATTTGCTGTTTTCCGCATAAGCCTCGTCAAAAGCAGCATCCAAATCCATAGTTTGGCTTGGGTGCTCTTTTGGCTTTTGATTACTTACAAACTCATTGTATAATGCTTCAAGAAGGCCAGTATTCTGATTGAGACTACTTAATAGCTCAACGTCATTTACTTCAATATCTGCATGCGTGATGAACGCTTTGTATTCTTCAGCCGTATTAATACCTAGCTTTTGCAGTTTCTTTTTAAAGTCACGCGTTTGTGTTTTAAGCTCTGAATCTGCATCGATGACATTACTTTCTTTTTGGTTAGACTTCTCAATCATCGCAGCATAAGCCTGTGACGTTTCATTTTTTGGTGATTTTGGGGTGATATCTTTGGGTTCTTTGTAGTCGTTGACTTCTTCGCTAACTTGTATCCCTCTAAGCTCAGCAGCAAAAGCATCACGCAATGCGAATGCTCTAGCTCTCATTTGCATCATACGTTTAGGATACTGTTCCCACACGCCTTTCTTGCTCATTAATCCAGCTTTTTTGGCATCACTCTGTGAAAAAGTGCGAACAGTCTCAGGATAACCAACACGTTTTGCGGTACATGTTGCGGTCATTGTATTTTCGTCAAAACTTTCATGTACGTATTCGCAAGATGCTGACCCTTGAGCAATCGCCAATAACGCGTCACCCCATATGGTAGGGCGGCCATTAATAACAGCAATGTTTTGTAATGATTGAATGGGTTTTAATCCTAGTTCTGCGCCCATTTGCATAGCAATTAAAATATCGCCTGGCTTGTTTCTATATTGATTTGGAACCATGCTAGAATTTGCTACCATGTCAGCGTATTGCATGGCTTCTGACATGTTTTGAGGTTGCATGTAAGATAAATTATTGCTATCAGTTTTAGTCAATTTATTTTCCATTTTATTCTCCTATTACTTTATTAAATTTTGCGATATATTTGGCAATATCCGCTTTAGCTCTTTCAACCGCTTTTTTTATGCGTTCAATGTGCAAGTCATCACGATAAAAACGCCATTTATGAATATCATGTTGAAAGTTTGGGTTATAAATAACATAATCACACCAATCACGCTCACAAACCCACATTTGTGTTTGCATTTGAGTTTTGTAAAGCTCTAGTAATTCACGTGGCCCATTAGCAATCTGCTTTAGATAGTTTTTATTTTTTGGGCATTTGGCTTCGAATAATCCATCTTTATTTGCTAGACCATCGGGGCTGACCCCGACAAATTCATCAAGCTCAATAAATCCAACCGTCTCAACTTCAATGCCAAACACCTCACAGTAGCGCATACGTGCCTCATCTTCTAACTCATGACCTCTAGCAGTGTCTTTGCTTGTAAATGTGTCAGAAGTATCCAGAACGCCAGTGATAACCTCAGCAGCTTTGCTTTGTATGATTGATTCGCGCGTATCGCCGTCACCCATTAATATTTGCATGTTTGAAGCCGTAATTCGTCCACATCTAATTTGATGCCATTCATCGCTATTTTGTTCACAATTATGTATCTTATACTTTGGCTTTTTAACAAGATAAGGTGGTAAATATTCTTCTAGGTCTGAGTAATTTAGCTCCAGCATCTTAGCATACCTCAATAGACTTAATATCAGGAACCCCAGCTTTATTCATTAACTGTGTTATTTTACTTTTAATGGTTTCTTTTGGAGTATCACTTGGCGCTTTAACCTCAAATCTAGCTGTTATTGTGAAAATACGTTTGCCATCGTCAGTAATAACAGGCTCACTTATTGGTTTTTCATCATAAGCCTGATAAGCAGGTGTTGATTCTGTGATAGTTTCTTTTAAAGCAGATTTGCGCGCTTCTTCAACAGCCTTTTGTTTTTCTATCTCATATTGTTTGGCTTGCTCAATTTCACGCTGCTTTGCTCTTTCTTCAGCTTCAATGCGTGCTTGCTCGGCTATTTCTCTATCTCGTTTGGCTTTTTCTTCGGCTTCTAATCTTGCACGCAAAATCTCAGCTTCTACGATAGCAATACGTTGCTCTATAGCTTGCTTTGTTTTAGATGAAACGGTGTTGCTAGATGTTACTGCCGTAAGCATTACCAAGTCATCGATAGTTATAGCATTGTGATCTATGCTTTTTTCATCACATAAGATGTTTCGATATTCAGATACAATAAATTTAATACGCTCTAGCTTTTCAGCATCATATTTATCAACTTGAACTTTTAAGCGATTGCGAGAGTCATCGTATAGAGACTCAATGTCCTTTCGCCTAGCTTTAAAGTCCTTGATAGGCTGTTCAACTATTTCTAAAAACTCTTTACACTTATCACTAAAAACCTTTTTATCCTTATTGATACTAGCCATCATCTGTTTTGCATCTTTGACACTATCATCAGTGACAACAACATCATATTTTTTGATAGCTTCTTGAATTGATGCTTTAACTTCATACATATTGTCATCAAGGTCAAAAATATGTTTAACGATTAATTCTTGCATTTTATTACTCCAGTATGCTCTTATATTTTTCAATATTTCTTTCTATACTTGATGGGTATAGATTCATAAGATCAGAAACGCTTATTTCATTGCCATTAAACTTTTTATCGATAAGATCTCCAACTGACTCAATAAGCATTTTTGAGAATTCAGCATGATGGTTAATGTGTTTGAAAATCTCTTTTAATGACTCATTTGCTAGTGACATGTCTTGCTCTCCTCATCAAATTCAAAATCAAGTTTTATCTGTGCTTCATCCACAAGCCTATTAAAATCACTCTTGGCTTTTTTCTTAGCTTTCTTAACCGATGCGCCGATATATCCCCATTTGCTGCCAGCTATCTTAATTTGATCAAGTTTTCTGCTTATCTCATTAATCTGCTCTGTTAGTGAAAGGTCTTTATCGATAGATTTGACTTTCTTTTCACACTCGATAAAGTAGCGTCTGGCTTGTCTACCTTTATCGTTGTTTTCAACCATTGATAGTTCTTTGGCCATATCGATAGTTAGGAAGTAGTCCTTTGATGGTCGGCCACCTTGGGGGTTTTCCCCCGAATTGGTGAAAACTAAAATATAGTCAGCACCTTCTTCAAATTTATACTTTTCAATTCTCCCTTTAATCCAGCTTGAAAAGTCACGTTTGCATTCAAGTAGTTTATGCAACTCTCTGGCATTAACAGTATCAACCTGTATGTTGCTAAAATATTGCTTTACAAAATTAATAAGCTCGCCCATTTATTTCTCCTTGATGACATTAATTGTTGATGGCATAATGTGTTTGATGTTAATTTTAATGTTGGTTATTTATGGCTAAAAATGAAAAATCATCTCCTAGAGTAGCTAGCCTTGCTGGAAAGGTTTTAAGGCAAAAAACTTCAACTAAAACAGCCAAGACTTTAGCAGCTAGCGTTCTAACGCAATCACCAGATAAAAAACCAAAAAAAGTTAAGAAGAAATAGCTATAATCTCTTCAACGCTTTTTATTGGAATAACCATTACGCCAGATGCTTGGTTTCCACTGTCACCAATGTTTTGTGCAATAACTAAATTCGTTTCATCTTTTCTTAAAAGAAACCCGATTGTTTCGCACGCAACAGAACTTTGATTTTCAATTTCATCAATATATTGCCAGCTTGGTATTGGTTGACGGCTGTCAACCCACTTAATTAACACTTTTTCCATCTTCATCCTCTATAAGTTAGTCGTATCTCTTTTCAAATAAACCGTCATGCTGATATGGCAATCATGAGAAGGGCATTTTTTAGTGATGCTAGAAAATTTTATTTGCCCGTCATTCCTATCATGTTTAACAATTGATTGGGTTCGATGTTTCAGTAATTGGTGAGTTAATTGATACATATTGATTTCCTTTTGTTTCCAACCAACATCCGCCAGAAATATAAAATTTCCAGCGGTGTCAGCCCCGCAGCCATCGTACCCCCGATGTTTACATGGAACTATTTGGCAAAACCAAGAGGAGATTTGATCATGCCAAATTCATTCAAGCAGCATTTCTGCTATATAAATATTCTTGCGCCATTAGATCAACATCTACATGATTAATGATGTTTTCATAAAGAACCAAACCAACTTCAGCTCCATTCTGAGATATAAGCTCATCCTTTAGATTGCCGTAATCACAGCAGTTAAGGTCATAATCAATCAGCTCTCTAGATGACATTGAAAAAATATCATCAGCCATTTGATATAGAGTTTCTGAGTATGTCATGTCAATCTCCTTTTTTGCTATGTAGCCATATTTCATCTTTGGCAAGCTTTCTGCACATTAATCTAAATTAAAACTTTTAAGTAATATAAATTAACTATAGTTAATATTAAGGGCAAAAAAATCTATAGTCAAGCTATTTTTCATCTATTAATTCACTTCTTACAATATTTATATTTTTGGGTGCTTCAATTCCTATTTTTACAGCACCATATCTATCATGACCTAAATGGACTATCTTTATGACGCCACCTATGATAATTGATTGACCTTTTTTTCTTGTTAAAACTAGCATTGTATATTTCCTCAAGTAAATTATTTTTTACGTAACCTATGGTTACAAATTTAAATTGTTGTTAGCCATTTTTTAGATTATAATTAGTACAGAAATTTATAGGAGTCGATAAATGGATAAAAAAGAAAACGGTGTTTTAATAACACAAGATAAGATAGTTGACTTGCTTATGCATGCAGCTACACGTGATGAGGTGCAGACATCAACAACAAAGCTAGAGTCTAGAATAGATAGAGTAGAATCTAGAATTGATAGATTAGATAGCAAGATAGACACTGTTGAAGATAAGCTATTATCTAAAATGGATAAGCAGTTTATGTTCTTAATCAGCTTCATTACTGTATCCATAATTTCACCTATTGCTGTTGGTTTTATTAGTCACTACTTTAATTAGTTATTATCAATATGATCTTATTTTGTTATTGAAGGTAAAAATGGTGCATCAACCGCATTTCCAATGATATTATCGAATCCTTTCTCAATATTTGATTTAAAATGAATAAGAAAATCTTCATATGATTTTAAAAAATATCTAAATGACTTTAGTTCATTGTAAAATGGCATGCTGTCTATTTTTCTTTCCTTTAATGTAAGGCACAACTTATCAAGGTTTGTCTCACCAGATAATAGATATTCATAGCTAATGATGCGTTTGGGTTTAAATAGTGGTTTGTCATTAACCTTAATTAATTTTTCTAACTCATTAGGCGAATAGTCATAATCATAAGGTGAGTCATCAACCAATTTACACAAGTCTAAACATTGGCATTGCGTCATTTGATCGTATTTGTTTATTTGATATCTATCATGCAGCCAATCATAAAATGACTTATGCGTATCATGTGCTTTGCCGTATCCAACATTAACTTTACAGATTTGTTGAATGTGCTGCATTTGGGGAGGGGAGACTGTGTTGCGTGTGTAGCTAGACGATTCTAATTTCTTTATCTTATCTTGCTGGGCTTTTAGTTTGGTTTGCAACTCTTCCTGTTCAATCTCCTGCAATCGCTTCGCCATGGCATTAAATGCTTCGATGTATTTTTCTTTAATAGCTGCTGCTTTTTTGCCAGTAAACCCCATAACCAAAAACATAAACCCATCTTTAGTTATTGTGTAGACTTTTGAATTTCTAAAAACAGCTCCAGCCTTTATTTTTTCTGCGTGAGCCGAAAAGTTGGCTGATGCAAAATCACTAGAACAATCAAGTGAATTTATTTTGTCTAACACGTGAGTGTGGCGTTTATTAAAAGTTTCAGCAACAATTAAGCTAGTAGTTACAGGTTGACTATGATTGATTGATACGAGTGTATTTATGTCCATGATTCTATTCCTTTTCTTATTACGATATTTAATGTTCGGGCAGTTCGTAATCCGAAAAGGATGGATTCAACGCTATTCACCATAGGCTATTGTATTCACGTTACTACCCGAAACTTTAAAATAAAGCAGTCGGAAAATTTGACAACCTATGACGTGGTTAAACGTCCAATTCGGGTTACGACACCCACTTGAAAATTTATTATATAATTTAGGTTATGTCAAACGGTTTTTATATTTATTTTGGTGTTTGATAAAGCTATTGATTTCTTTTTTGTATAAATAACTTAATCGATTTAGAGGATATGTCGGGGAATCTAATGTATGTAGCAATAAGCAGCGATGATATTGCTAAAGTTATAATTGCATTGACCATTAACACGGTACCAACAATGTTTTGACTATACTTACTCATAAATCCACTAAACTCATAGTAATAGGTTAAAGCAATGTGCGCAGTAAATATGAATAAGCATATAGACCCAATCCATGTCCTAAACTTAAGATGCTTGTCAGTTAACTCTTTCTGCTTATCAGCGATATCTTTAATGTAATCATATAGTGCTTGATCTAACAAGCTATACTCTTGAGGCTCAGTATCTATCTCATTCACTGCGGCAGTTGGTATTTTCGTAGTATTATTTTCTATCATGTAAAAATCCATTTTCAGGTTGGTAAATTCACTGTATGCCTGGGCGTTTTTCACGAGACCTTTTAGGGCTGATAATTATATCATCAAATTCTTCCATTATAAGATCATGCGATATTTCATAAGCAAGTATATTTTTACCGTTTTCAACGTTATATGCCTTATCCCATGCTGCACCTTGTCTATGAGACCAGTCTGATAGAGTGAAAGCAGAGTGATCTTTAAATGTATTCCAAACACTTTCTAATACCTCAATTGTATCATTATCACTCTCTAGTATGCCTTTTGCATTAATAATGACAGGATCATTTTGTTTTATTGGATTTTTTTTATAATGTGAAAGTTGCTCATAAAGCATATTAATTACAGGTCCGTACTTCCATGCTTGTATGCTGTCACTGAATAGTGCTTCTTGAAAAACGGAAAGATGAAATCCTTGGGCAATATAGCAAAGTTTTAAAACTTTCATTTTAGTTATCTTTACGCCATTATCATTAGCTTTCATGATAAACCATTTGGCAATATCAATAGCCTTATACATAATCTAATCCCTTTAACCAATCCGATAAACTTATGTTAATAATTTTAGTTATTAAAAACCAAATCGTCAATTTGTATATGCAGTTTGACAGTTGCATTTGTTTTCAAAGATTGAGCTAATTGGTATACCTAAAGTCTTAGCAATCACAGACAACGGCACACCTTGCATGTACATATCGTAGCATTGTTTTAGGGTAGGGCATCTCATTTCGATAGTTTGCATAATTTTGACACTATTTCAGCAAGGTTTGAGAATAGTTTTTCAAATTTCTCTTGATTTTCTTTTGATTTTTCATAAACTACACCGCTTTGGTTAAGTTCTTCTTGAGTTAAAGTAAAAACAGGCTTTCTGTTTTCCTGAGCTTTTGCAATTAGTGAATTGAAGTCAGGGATACTAATCAAATTAAATGGTGATTCATCTTTTTGATATTTTCTAAAATCTTCCTCATTTATAACCATGTCGCATTTAGCAAGCTCATTTGCCAATATATTTTTTGATGCATGCTGTATTCTATCAACCCATACTTGGAATGATTTTGCCTTATCTTTATTTGTTGTTTTATGCGGTCTATATCTTTGAGAAATTATACCAAGCATTTTTGGTGGTGTTTTCGATAAAGAATTCTTTACTGTTGTTAATCTAAATGGTTTAAAATCATCATTCCATTGAGGGAGCATTTTAGATAGAGACTGAACTGCTTGATAGCAAAAAAAGTCTGGTGATGTTGGGACAATAAAGTAATCACTACTCATTAAAATACACCTATTTAATGCTGACGCGCTTGGACTCATATCAATAAGTACAACATCAAACTCATGCACTCTACAGGTTTCATTAATAGTAGCATAAAATGCGCCAACAAACTGTTGGGCAAATTGGACAAATCTACCGCCTGCTAAACCTATTGACAAAGACACATCAAGTTCTGCCATAGCAATATTCCCAGCAGCTAAAAACAAATTATCGTGTAAAGTTTTTGCTGGTTTTATTGATCTAGTATCAACAGTTGAACCAGAAATTATTGGCTCAATAGCAGCATATATATCATCATTGTGTTTACTATTGTAAAATGTATCAAATTCATTATTGTCCTGCAGCCCTAGAACATATGCCGTAAGATTGCACTGTGGATCAGCGTCTACTATAAGTGTTTTAAACCCACAGTTAGCCAAACTCCAACCTAAGTTAAAAGTTGTCGTTGTTTTGCTTACTCCACCTTTGTGATTGAATAACGATATTATCTTAGACACTAAATTCTCCATAATGAATTATTATTGTGAATATTATCAGTGATTATATAATATTAAACTAATCATTTTGCATTAACAATATTATTTGCTTTTTAGTATCATATATATAACATGAAGTTTTATATTGTATTAGAAAATCACAATGCTATGGTTACAGATGAGCAAACAATATCGAAAAGTGAGGCTGACAGGGCTGGAAAAGAACTCAGATTAGAGGTAACAAGCAGTGCTATGCAATCCCTATCTAATTGGAGGGCGATGCATGCACAACCTTTGAGTGCTGCTTATAAACTACTAAAGCAAAAGGCGCAATTTTTAGATAAAAATGTTATTCTCAGTCAAAGGTTAAAAAGAGCGCCATCGATTATACACAAGCTAAAACGATTATCAGGGATGAAACTTAGCAGAATGCAAGACATAGGTGGATGCCGTGCAGTGGTTGCTGATACAGGGAAAGCTATTAAGCTTCTTAATCAGCTTACTAAAAAAGCAATGAAATTAGAAAAAGACTATTTTAGATATCCAAAAGAGTCTGGTTACAGAAGTTTGCATTTAAGCTATAAATATAAGCCTATAAAGGAAGAAAACCTTAAGTACAAAGGGTTAACTATAGAAGTGCAGTTAAGAACAAAGGTGCAGCATGCTTGGGCGACTGCTGTGGAGATTGTTGGAATATTCAATCAACAGGGATTAAAGTCGGGTGATGGCGATCAAAAATGGCTAGAATTCTTCGCAAGGGTTTCTGATGAATTTGCCAAGATTGAAGGTCTTCCAACTACAGGACAATTTGATAGTGATGATAATATCAAAAAAATCATTGAGCTTAATGATCAACTTAATGCCTTGTCTACTTTATCGAAGTATCAGGTAACAACACAATTTATAGATAAAAAAGCATCAAACATTGGTGAGTATTATCTGCTAATATTGCAAGATAAAGAAATAAAAATAACACCATTTACTAAAAATAGTTATCAAAGAGCGATTGATACTTACTTGGCCTTTGAAAAACAATTTAATGATGATGAAAATACAGATGTAGTATTAATTAATGCACAGCCATTAAAACAGTTAAAAAAAGCATATCCAAATTATTTTGCAGATAGTCATGAGTTTATTAAATTAGTTAAGGAAGTTCTTAAATAACATCTCATTGCTTTATAAATTAGGAAAATGACAAGAATTAGATCATTTACTATTAATCATCATTTTAAGAAGCACATAAAGATTTGTACCACAAGTATCATATAAATCAAGCACTGAACCGTAGTCATTATTTTCTGCTACTGATATAGCATGGTTAATTTTTTCAATGCCAATGATAGAGCTATCTAAGTTACTATTATAATTTTCAATTAAATTTTTTAATTTGTTCTTACAATCTTGGCTATCAGATATTGACATATCAGTTTTTTTAAAGTGAAGTATTATCCAGTATTCAAAGCATGGATTGCTAAAGCCAACTCCTCTGTTATCAGGGGATTCTCTAACCCATTTATTGAGAGATATTATACTTTCTTTTGTATTGCTATCTTTATCTAAAATTATCCATATATTGTCAGATTTATTAGGCTTTTCTAATCTAATATATTCTTTTGCTTTTAACAGAAGATGCTCAGGTTGCGGGTGTTTTGGCTTTTGTATCTTGATAACAATGTCGTCAAGGAGTTGGTTAATTAACTTGAAATAAGCTATTTCAGTCTTCAACCCCTCAGGAATTATAACAAACAGCTTTTTATATCTTCTATGACCGCTTGATCTTGAAAATCGTCTATTTGGCACTAGGTTCTTCCCTGTTTAAAATTTGTAAGCTATGGTCAATTAAAATTTTAGGGATACCGCCCATTTTCCCTTGCAAGTAGCTTTTTCTGATATCTTTATCATTTCTAACATCTTTAAAATCACTAAAAGAGTATAGGCAAGAGCTTCCATCTATTCCTCTCTCTGTTACCCACATTTCATCCCTCCTCATAAATTTTTGATCCATAAGTAGCAAATCATGAGTTGAAACAATCAGTTGCGATCTACTTTTGTTATTGCATTTTTCAAAATAAAGATCAATTAAAGCTTTTGTTAAAATAGTATTTAAACTTCTTTCTATTTCATCAACGATATAAACTTTGTTAGAGGTTTCTTGTATTGCATCAAGCATAATCGGAAGTAAATCAATTAATCTCCTTGTGCCATCTGACTCATCATTTACATCAAATTTTAATGATTTTCCTGAGTCGTCTTCATGATATGTAACTAATTTATCTAGAACAATTTCTCCATTAGCATCTAGTTTGGCAACATATCTTTGTGTTTCATCAGTAAATTTAACTGATTTATGACGTGAAAGTAGTGTGCTTAATGTCTGTTTAAATTTATCATTTTCAGTACTATTAATATTTATACGGTCGAAGCCAAGTTTGGTTATTCCGGTATCAAGCATTGCTAATATTTTATTCATTTCAATATGTAGCTTACTTCCTTCATCAAAAAAATGTTCAAATAACTCAAACTTTGCTGTCGGTGTGACAATTTCAAGTTTATTATTAAACCAGTCATATACGTTAGCAAATATGTCTATTTGTTGATTTATTGTATTTGTTAAAAACAATCTATTTTCTGCCGTACCATCAGCAATCACTGCAATCCTATTTCCTACTTGATCATCCTTATTTATTTTATCGTGATATGTATATATGTATTTATTATGTTCATCATCAAAGATTCTTTTAAATAAGGTTTTTTCACTTGTGCTATTTATTTCAACAAGCTTTTCACTCATTACTTTGCGATAGTTAAGCGAAAATGAATATTCATATATTACTTCATTAATAAGCATTTCTATTTTGAAACTAGTTGGACTAGATCTTGAGCTCTTATCTAGCTTATATGGCTTAGTATGTGTTACGCTGTTTAATGTCAATTGGTTAACTACAAACTGTTTAACAAAGGCAAGCGCTTCAATTAAGTTTGATTTTCCTGATGCATTGCCACCGTAAATTGAACAAAATGGGAGAATTTTAAACGATTGACCAAATTTTGGCACTTTAGGTATTCTATGACTATGCTGCCTCTCATTGGTGCCAACCATTGTGAAAACGGTTTCATTCTTATATGACATCCAGTTTTTAAAAGTGAAATTTACAAGCACTTTATATTCCTATAGTATTTTTATCGTTATTTGAGAGAGTTTTTCTCTTTTACCAATAAAATATACTATATTTTTTAGCAGTGTAAAGGTTTTTAAGCACAATATTCGTACAAATAAAATTAAAATATACATAGTAATAAAATACAGTGGATTTTAAGCTTCCGAGCAGATGCCACTATTTCTAAAAGGTTTGATAGTATTCCCTATCGCTAGGTATTGTATTTCTATCAATGCTCGGAATTTTTGAAGTTATTAAACATTTTTGCTATCTAGTATTTTGCTATAATTAGTCCTCTTATAGTCATCAATCAAATCAAAAGCAGATTTTGACATTTTAGCAAACTCAATAATATATCCTTGTTCTTTATACCCATTGGTGTCGCCATAATACCCAATGCCTTTATAAACAACGAATTTATTATTAAAGGCACTTAATTTCATACCATTTATAAAGCTTTGATCGCTATCTTTTCTTTTCAGGAATATTTGATCTTGGGTATAGTCATTGACTAAAAATGCTGTGTTTCCAACAATGCTATTTATATAATAAAAATCAGCGTTTCCAGTATAAAGAACACAGTTATCATACTTGTTTTGATTTACTTTTCCTTCTCTTATGCTTGCAATCAGAGTCCTTATTTCTTCATTTAAAAAACAGCTGTAGCCATTTTCTTTAGAGATATACCCAAGTTTTGCAATTAATTCATTATAGGCGTCACGTTTCATTTTAGCGTAATATGCTTGTTGTTTTGCAAAATCCTGCTGTTCTTTTTTATTTTCCAATTCTTGCGCTAAAGCCTTTTGTTTCTGTATTTCCCTTTGCTTTGCGATGTCCTGCTGCTCTTTTTTATTTTCCAATTCTTGCGCTAAAGCTTTTTGTTTTTGTATTTTCCTTTGCTTTGCGATGTCCTGCTGCTCTTTTTTATTTTCTTCTATAAGATTATTGGACTCTTTGATGATCGACTGTTTATAATCAATAATCGCTGAGCGGTATGTAATATCCTGAATTTCTTTACCTGTAAAAGGACTGGTATAATCAGTTTTTTGAGATAGAGCATATTGAACGCATGAATCCTGAGCATTAAGGACCTTATTTGATCTAGCAATTTCGCTATTAGCCATTGCTTTTATACTGTTAGTTGACTCACCTTGCGGGAAAACATTTCTTAAAAAGTAAAAATCATATACATTGTTCATCTCGGGACTTGTTGATGGAGCGCAAAAAAATGCAGATGCTTCATTTTGAAAGTTAGCACAACCACTTATAAAAACTATGGATATAATCGGCAATATTTTTTTAAGCATTTTCCAATACCTTGCTTTTTTCTTTGATAAATTCTTCTTCAGAGATGGCCCCAGAATTTTTCAATTTTGATAACTTTTCAAGAATATCTAGGTGATTATTAGATTGTAGTTTGCTGTTAGATTCATTGTTACGGCTATATTCTTCAACAACGCTTAAATTAAATTCATTAATCCATTTTTGAACTTTAAAGGCATCTATGAGCCACCATATCATTACAGCAAAGATAATTGGAATACCTATAATCATGCCAATAACAGTGCAAATTAGTATCCATGCGACAATTTCCAGCACAAGCATGGTCACGCCATGATTCTTTTTGCAGTAGAATCGATGTGCGCCAAATTGCCCTAAAAAGAACCACAATATATATCCAACAGACATATTCATTTGCTTTGATTCAAGTTTTTTCTGTTCTATGTAGTCCATCTGTTTCATCCTATCATGCTGTTTGTAAATTTAAATTTTGAGCTCTTCTTAAAATGTCCTGAAGTCTGCTTTTCTTAGACTGCAAAAAAGCATAATTACCGTCATTGAACTGAATTTTGAATATGCAAATTAATATGGAGCAAGTGTTTGACCGTTTCTTCTTAAACCCATCAAAGAGTAGCTTGATATTAGAAATGTCATCAATAGAATAAACTATTTTATTAGCGACACAATTTGCAATGACAGCCTTAAATATCAACTTTCTTTTAAACAGATCAGGTATAATATGTTTACCAATACTTCCATATAAATATTTCATCATTCACCAACTAATGTGATTAGCTTTTTGAGTACTGCTCGTCAATAATATTTCCAAGGTATATTAGATCAAATAACTTCTGTTTTAATGATCCAAGCTGAGCAACGTCATGGAGGTACTGATAGTTATGTTGATAGTTAGTAGGGTGGGAATATGTGTCATATAGAACTTCTCCCCACATTTGACAATACTTGCTTATAGTTGTGTATGTTTGATCAGACATATAGATATCCCTTTTTAACGGTGCTGCATAATTAATAATCCCTTTGCCAATTTGAGTTATTCCATCTAATGAACACACCATTGAAGAGGCATATATTGGAGCAGCAGTTGATGGTATGTTATTTTCGGCAATACTTTTATAAACATCTTTCGTCATGGTTTTATCTTCCATATTGTCCGTTATCTTGCTTGCCGTTTCTGCCTCATGGTATCTTTGATAGCTAATATCAAAGTGGCGTATTGCCCACCTTGATTTGTTGGTAATTACTTCTGATGATTCGTTTTCATAAGCGTATAAGTTGCAAGCCGTTAGAAAAAATAAAATTAACATCAGTATGGTTGTTTTGATGAATACAGTGTGATATTGATGGTTAGAATACATTTTCTTCTTCATCCCTGTTTCGTACTTTTTCAAATATTTCACTAATTGGTATGTCCATGGTTATTGCTATATCAGATAGCGATAGGCCATTTGTATACATCTCATAGACTTTTTGTTCTATCATTCTTACTTTCCCATCTCATCACCCGAATGTAACCTAACTTAGGTTGTTCAGTATGCACATTCAGCATGGTATCGATATCTTGCATCCAACAAAAGCGTAAAGGTTACGATGTTTAATGATTGAATCCCAACGTCACACGGTGCATTTGTGCCAACAAACTGCTAAGGATTGTATGACGATGGGAAGCCTGATAGTATTTTTGTTGCCAACAAAATGTAACTAAGGAGTGATTTGTGTCAACTGGCGGCCATCAGCTTTACTGGACAACCAATATAAATATAGAAACTGGCGCAATAATAGAGCCAGGCGGACATAAAGCAAAATATATCAACTCATTCGTCATGAATGACAATGTTTACTTCATGTACTATGAAACAATTTTAGAACTAGTTAGACAAAGAAATTTCCCAGATAAACCTTCAAGGTATGACAGTCTTTTTGTCTGTAAAAGCCTTGATGATATTCATCATTTTATGAAGCAGTATAATAGGATTGGTCATTTCATATATAATATCAAACCAAAATCGCAAGAATTCAAAATACATCATGGAAATTTCAAATCTGTTAGCCCTCATAGATCATCAAAATTTTGCAATAAAAACGCTATAGGTTGTTATACGCATCAAGACTATCTTGATAATGCTTTTGATTATTGGTCTGGTGATAACATTGAAGACAATTGCATGGAAGTTTGCATAGCTTCTTCAATAATTCTTCTTGAAAAGATATCTTAAAATAATATTGATTTGTGTTTTTGACGTCTTCATATTTATTATCCTTAATTGAAAAATATACAGCTAGGTTTATAGTCATGTTTCGCAAATCAGATTCATTGACATTACTTAGAAGGTAATGCATATCAATTTCATTTGTTGTCATTTTAAATTTACCTTATTCAAAATTTCAGATTATTCAAAATATACTTTGTTAATTATTTCTTTAAGCATCTTTTCGCATTCTAAAAATTTACTGTTCGAATATAATAATTTATCAGGCAGTAGAAACCTTTTTTTCATGACTCCATAATTTGAAGCTTCTTGGTAAGGGATGGGCGGAAATGTTTTTATGTAATATCCATATGTCTCTCTGCATATTGACTGGTAAAATACATCCGACCTTGGTATTTCAGGTCGTTTTTTAGGTTGTGTATCTATTCTAACTTTCTGATCAACAATACCAGCATTAAAGTTATCAATGTGTTCCAGTGATTCTTTTGTTATCATCTCATCTACCGCATTATTAAATTAACAAATTACTAAACTAATACTTGACTTAAAGGTTGGTTTTAGCATTTCAATGTATCGATGGGAGTTTAGATTTTTGCATGTTTATGATGACCGATGTCATTTCATTTTTGGTTATCATTTGTTCCTTAAAAATTAATTCATGTTAACATTAATGTCAATAAAAATTTAATCGTAGTTTTAAAAAAAAATATAAATTAAGCTAAGTCATGATTAATATTGGCACTATTCTGGATGATAAGACCCAATAACTTTGCCTAGTATTTTAAAATTACCTTCTATAATTGGATATCTTGTATTTAATGGCTTAAGTATGTTTTTACCTCTATGGTTAGCAAAGTTTGCAAATATGATCTCGCCATCTTCCATCTCAGCTACAACATTATCTCCAAGATTAGCTTTTTTTTGTGTATCGCAATATACTTGAACTCCTTTTGGGTATGTCTTACCCATAGAGGACTCCATAGAGTCAGAATCAACCGAAAATGCAAATGTTTTATCACTGTGATCAGCTGGGCATATTATATACTTATCGTAAGAATTTATCTTATCCATCCGTAAAAATTCCTTAACATTGGTTAAATATATTATAGGCACTTTTTTAATTCCAATTTCAAGCATGTTGCTTATTTTTTTTGTTGTCTTCTTTTTTTCTATGAATTCATAAGGGTCAACATCAAGCATCTCACATATCCTCATAATATTTTCACTGTTGGGTGTTGTCTCTTTTTTTTCCCATTTATGAACGGCTACAGTTGATACCCCAGCGTATTCAGCGATTTCTTTTAAAGTCAATTTTTTTTGCTTTCTTAGCAATTTAAATTTATTTGAATCAAACATATCATGCCTTATTAGGTTATTTGTTTACTACTGTAGTTTAAGTTAAGTTAATAGATTATGGAACTATTTATATTTTTCTGTTGACTTTGCAAATTAACCAATGTTAAATAAAATTAACGAAAATAGATAACTAAAATTAAATGAAGAAGAAGGATGTTTTAGACTTTTTTGGCAAGGGGATAAAAGCAGCTGAATACTTTGGGATAAGTCCTGTAGCTATAACAAACTGGGGCGATATTATTCCAGAGAAAAGAGCCAGACAATTATCGATGAATTTCCCCGGATATTTTAAATTTGATCCAGAAATGTACCAAAGAAATAGTAGAGTATATCACCATGAATGTTAGGTGGATTAAAATATGCACTGACATTTTTGATGATGAAAAAATAAACTTAATTGAGTCATTGCCAGAATCAGATTCAATAATTGTCATATGGTTCAAGTTACTATGTTTAGCTGGCAAAAACAATAACAAAGGTGTTTTTACTCTCAATGAGAGAATACATTACACGGAAGAGATGTTTGCAACGATATTCAGGCGCAATATAAACACAATTAGACTGGCTTTAACAACATTTGAAAATTTTGGAATGATTGAGATTGTAAACAATGTTGTGACTATACCTAATTGGTCAAAGCATCAGAATCTAGATCAGATAGAAAAAAATAATGAATATCAAAAAAACTACATGAGAAAGTACCGCAGCAAACAAAAAGAAATCGCAAAAACTAACAGTAAAACTAACAGTAAAACTAACAGTAAAACTAACAGTAAAACTAATGTTAGCTCCCTAGAAAGAGATATAGAATTAGATAAAGATATATTAGAACCTAAAGGTTCTTTGTCGGGCAGCCCCGACGATGTGAAATCAAAAAGCTACCCCTATGCTGAGATTGTTAACTATCTCAATCAGAAAACTGGTAGTAATTATAAATCAACCAGTAAAAAAACACGTGAGCTAATACGCGCACGTTTTGCAGATGGACATGATCTAGATTCGTTTAAGCGCGCAGTTGATAATCAAGTAGCGCTTTGGTGGCATGATTTCAAAATGCGTCCTTATTTGCGTCCAGAGACTTTATTTAGCCCGAAAATGGACGGCTACGCCAACGCCAACGTGACGATAGAGCAGATAGCAGCAGCTCAGGGTAGTAAGTCAAATGGTTGCCCAAGAACTGGGCTGAATAACGACAATGGTCGATATGACATACCGGAAGGAGTTTATTACATTGATGCTGCGGAAAGAATGGGAGGTGAATAATGAAAGCACTAAATGATATTCAAAACAAACTTGCAGCAGCAAAAGAAAAGGCGATGAACATTTGTGACAAACACAAAAAAGAGTTTAGATTCGATTGTCCTGAATGTACAGGAGAAAGCGATGCATTGGCAGAACATCAAGCAAAACTTGATAAGCGAATCAAAGAGAGCGGAATGCATAAACGCCATCTGGAAGCAAGTTTTAACAACTTCAAACAGCAACAGGCAAAGCAGCAGTACAATATTTGTAAAAAATTTGCTGATAATTGGCAGCAGACAATGGAAGATGGTAAAGACCTTTTGATGTTCGGCAGTGTAGGAACGGGCAAAACGCATCTTGCCTGTGCTATCGCCAATCAAATCATGATGAAACACTATGCCCATGTTAAATATACAACTTTCATGATGTTGACTTTTGCGATGCGTGATGCTCAAAACCTACGTCAAAGCTTAACTGGGGCAATTAGCCAGCTTACAAAACCCGACTTGTTGATTATCGATGAAATTGGGCTAAAGGGCTTCACAGAATATGAGTTTTCACTCTTAAATGAAATTATAGATTTTCGTTACAGGGAAAAAATGCCAACAATTCTCGCAAGCAATATGAACTGGCAAGAAATTGTGTCAACACTTGGTGACAGAGTTGTTTCACGCATCTTTGAGTCGGGTGGTGGCTTAAGATTTAATAACGAAGACTACAGAAAAATAATTGCCAAAGGTGCTTAGCAATGAGACAGCAGATATTAGATATCCCAACTTATGAAGATTATGAGAGATTGAATGACAAGCTCGATAGCCTTCTAACCTATGTCAAAGTGATCGCTGAAAATGATGATGTTTTAATCACAATATCACAAGCAGCGCAAATAGCTGGAAGAGTGCCGAAATGGGTTCATGACCATATAGATGCTGGGAATCTAGAACTTGAACCAACAGAAGGCGTTAAAAAAATGAAAAGGTCTGTGTTTTTAGAGTTTTTTGCTAAGTACAAGCGTGGTGAGTTTAAAAACAAGAAAGGGAATTTATAGAAATGTCATTTAGGAAAGCAGTTAACGAAAAGTGTAAAGATTGTATCTATGACCCGCTAGACAGTGGCTCAGGAACTTGGAGGCAACAAGTGGAAAATTGCAAGTGCGTTGATTGTCCGCTATGGGAATTGAGACCAAAGTCTTCATCAAAAATAAACAGCAGCATGCTGGATGATGCCAAAAACACCCAATTTTCAGAGTAAAAAACAAAATATAGGCAAACGTACATCCAAATAATAAAAAATCAACAGATGGCTTTAAAACGCAATAAATGAGATAGGTGAAAAATGAAAACTTTAGAACTAACGAAAGAGCAAATAGAAGAACTATCACGTACAGGGCGTATAGAGGTAGGTTTAGACTATAGCGATAACTTAATGTGTAATTTAGAGATAGTAAAAAAGAATTGGGAGCCTAGAGGGGGAGCTTATCAGATCGGGTCGGATGGTTTAACTTTTTACGGGTATAAAGATAACCCAGAAGTTTGTGATTTTGGAATGTCTAGAAGAACTAAAGAGAATGCTACGAAAGCAGCTAAAAAGATGCGTACATTTAATAGATTGTTGGCTTATGTTGATGAATTTGATCCTGATTTTGAGTTCAAGCATGTAGAAAATGACGTTGAACATAACTGGTTAGTGTTCTTCGATCAAAATGAAAATAAATATGATTGTTATTACTATCCTGAAAAATTTTTAGGCGCTGTTTTCATGTCAAAAGAAGTAGCAAGAGAACTATGTAGAAAGCTTAATAGTGGTGATGTTGAGCTATGAAAATAAGCGAACTTGTGAAATATCTTGCCGAACAAAAAACAAAACATGGGGACTTAGATATTTTTGTGAACGAAGGATTTAACCAGTGTGAACCAGTGAATGATGTCATGGTCGTTAATTTTTCTGATCGTAAAAAGGGGATTGAGATTAGATGAGAATATCGGAGCACGATCATCAAAAAACAGTAGTATCGTACTGCAAAGCTAAAAAAATACCAGTGGTGGCAATTCCTAACGCTCAGGCGCTTAGCTTCTTAAATCGTGATGCAGCAATGAGAGTAGTTGCCAAACTTAAAGCTGAGGGAATGGCAAAAGGGTTCCCAGATATCCTAATACCCCTAGTATCAAACAATAAAAGCGGCTTATTTATCGAAATGAAATCAAGCAATGGCAGAGTATCACCAGAACAGAAAGAGTGGATATATCAACTTAACAACTCTGGATACAAGGCAGCTGTTTGTTATGGGGCAGATGAAGCAATTAAAACAATTGATGAGTATGTGAAAAATGCTTGAAATTAAATCACCAAAAGACCAATGGAAAGCAGCAAGAGCCATAGCAAAAATGGATAAAAATGGAGATATAAAACCACTTGATTGGCTAAAGATACCTAATTCAATTATCAAAAAATATTTTATGACAATAAACAAACGAGGGTGAAGAAGTGGGAAAAGGTACAGTAAACAAAGTCATAATCTTGGGTAGATTAGGTCAAGACCCAGAAATAAGATATACACAAAATGGCTCACCAATTGCTAATGTTAGCATTGCAACAAATGACGGATACAAAGACAACACATCAGGGCAATATATTGATGTTACAGAATGGCACAAGGTTGTTGTATTTGGCAAGCAAGCAGAAGTTGTCCAGCAATACTGCAAAAAAGGAAGCCAAATATATGTTGAAGGTCGTATTCGCACCAACAAATGGCAAGATAAAAATGGTCAGGATAAATACACAACAGAAATTCTCGCAAACAGTATACAAATGATTGGCGGTAATTCGCAAAGCAATGGCCATCCTCCTATCGATAGTTATGAACAAAATCAAATACCAAGACCATCAGATAAGCCAGTTACAAACGAATACGAAAAAGCAAAAGGAGGTAGCCCATCTCAACAACAAGTAAATGAATTCAAAGATGATGAAATACCGTTTTGATCTGTTGAAAATTAGGAGCAACTGCAATTATGAACACAAAATTAAAAATAAGTTTAATTACTGCAATGATATTATTTATATCTGGATGCTCCTTCCTTGGATCTGCGCTTGATTTAATTTCTTCTATGGGGTCCTCATCAAATAACAGTGGATCTCAAAAAACGCTTACAGTCGACACCGACCTAAATAATCAGCAGGGGGATAACAATTATACCGGACAAGGCGGAAAGGTTACAACAAAAAAAATTCAAAGAAGCAAAGTAGCTGGTAATGATCAAAATAATTTTCAAGCTAACACAATAACAATAAAAAAAGATAGCTTTTGGGAAATCCTAATATCGTTAATTATTGGCGTGGTTATAACAGTATTTATCTTTTGGATGATGCCTCAGCATCCACAGAAATTGTCGAAATGGGTTAAAAGCAAAATTGATAATGTAAAAGCAAAAAAAGCTAGGGGGTAAACAAATGGCTAGAATGATTAATAGCTATAAAATTGTAAAAAATAAATACAATATGGAATTACCAACTTTCTTAGTAAAGTGCATTCGACAAGGGATGACAAAAAAACAAATTGCAGTTTTAATAGGGTGTAATGACAGAAATATTTCTTATCTATGCAAGAAATATCAAATTACCATTAGATCTAAGGACTTTCTTAAAAAAAATAAGATTGAATCCATTAAAAGTCAGATTATGCGCTGTAAGAAAATTAACTCACTTACTGCTTTATATCGTGTTTGGAGATAGCTAAACGTCTTAAATAGTTGGGGGTTTTGATAAGCGTGTAGATATATATTAATATCAAAAAATAACTAACTTCTTTAAAATTATATGCTCAGATTCAGATTTGATGGTTCAAGAAAACATATAAAAATTGTAAGAGATGCTGCTAGGAAGGCGGATTCTATGCAACAGTATTGTGATTTATTAGGAATAACCACAGTTACTCATTATGATTGGATTAAGAAAGATTCAGAATCTAAGTATTTAAACGCTTACCGCGAGGGCATTACAGAGCGTCGACAACAGCTGGTAGATCAGTTAAATGAAGTTACCAGAGAAATGAGTGAAAAGTCAACATCTGCTCGTCTAGAAGCCATAAAATATTTGCTTGAGCGTCAAGATAGAATGTACATAGCAAATTTAAAAAGTATGGGAATAAACTTATCAGAAGGAACAGATCAAGAAAAAATTTCAAAAATATACGACTGCTATCACCAGGGGCTTATAAACAACGATACAGCAAAGATGTTGCTATCAGCATTAAAAACTAAGTCAGATATCGATAATCCTAATGCTGGAAATCAGCAAATAATTTTAAAGATAGATAAAGATGACGGAAAGCTTTGAGAAGACAGCTAAACAAGTTGAGGCTACAAAACTTCATGCGTCAGATGCTTTACATGTCATGCTTTACGGTGGTTCTCGAAGTGGAAAAACTTTTATTTCAGTGAGAAATATAGTTTTGAGATCTTTAAAATGCAAAAGCAGACACGTCATACTAAGGCTTAGATTTAATCATGTTAAAACTTCTATTTGGCATGATACACTTCCAAAGGTTATGGATAAGTGTTTTAAAGATGTTCAATATAAGCCAAATAAAACTGATTTTTATTATGAGTTCTCAAATGGTTCTCAACTTTGGTTGGGTGGTCTTGATGATAAAGCCAGAGTTGAAAAAATATTAGGTAATGAGTATTCAACAGTGTATTTAAATGAATGCTCACAGCTAAGCTGGGAAAGCGTAAATATTGTACTAACAAGGCTTGCTGAAAAAACAGCTCTTGAAAACAAAATGTATTATGACTGTAATCCACCAAGCAAATCGCACTGGACCTATAGATTGTTTATTGAAAAAGTTGATCCTATAACAAGAAAAAAACTATCTAATCCCAATGATTATTCTTCTTTAATTATGAATCCACGAGACAACCAACAAAATATTGGGAAATCATATATTGAAAAGGTATTAGGTAGCTTAAGTGAAAGAGATAGACTTAGATTTGAAAAAGGACAATTTTTAAGTGATGTCGATGGCGCATTATGGAATCAAGATTTAATTATACAAGCTCAAGCGAAAGAGAAATGTGAAGAAAAAGTGACAGTGGTTGCAATTGATCCTGCAGTTACAAATAAAGAAAATTCTGACTTAACTGGAATTATAGTTTGCTCTGGTAATGGCAGAGAAGGAAATATTATCGCTGATTATTCAACAAAGGCATCTCCTGATACCTGGGCGCAAATAGTCGTTAATGCATATGATAAGCATTGTGCTAATTATGTTGTTGCTGAAACAAACCAAGGTGGTGATTTAGTTGAGGCAATTATTAAAAATAAAAGAAGTAATATCATGGTTAGAAAAGTGCATGCTTCAAAAGGAAAGTTTTCACGTGCAGAGCCCGTATTAGCTTTATATGAACAAGGTAAAGTGAGTCATTTTGATGGTCTTGGAGAATTGGAGCAAGAATTGACTGAATACGTTCCAATGAAAAGTGATAAATCTCCAGATAGATTAGATGCCATGGTATGGGGTATGACGGAGCTTGTTTTAAACTACAAAGAACAAAGAGTATTAGTTCTATGATTTTTTTTAGCAGAAAAAATAAAAAACAAAAGTTAGAGCAGAAAAGTTATGATGCCCTTTCAAATTTTTGTGAAGAATCTTTCTCTAATTATTTATTTTCAGGCAGTAATTATGATCTTGGTTTTATCTTACTGAACTCTTACTACAAAAAATGTGGTCCAGTTAATGATGCGATAGATAGAATTGCAAAGGAATTTTCAAGTATTGAGCCAAAGCTGTATGACAAAGAAAAAAAAGAATTCATTGACACAAATATTTTGAGTATTCTAGACAATCCAAATGTTTCAATGAATAAATGCCAATTTTTAAAAAACATAGCAATCACATACCTTGTTACTGGCAATATTCTATTAACAGCATCAGGAGTTACTAAAATACAAGAGTTAAGCTATATTGAGCCACAATATGTCACTATACAGTCTAATAAGCTAAACGATATAGATTATATATTAGTGAATAAGGATTATTATTCAGATAAATTTACGGTAAAAGAAACAAGTGATTCTAATTTTCTTATTTCTCAAAATCAGAATAAAATAGGGGTGTTTTTAAGAGAATATAACACCTCTTATAACTATTCAAATCAATTTGGATTATCTAGATTATTACCAATAAGTGAAGATATTGAACAATATTTACTATCGGCTGATCACAACAAATCGATACTAAAAAAGGGGGCAAGATTAAGTGGTACTTTGACAACGGAAAACGCCCTGAATGATGATCAAGTAGAAAGATTAAAGGAACAAATTTCAAGGTATTATTCTGGAACTGCTAATGCTGGTAATGTCATGGTTCTTGAAAGTGGCTTGAAATTTACTGGCACAACGATGACAAACGTTGATATGGACTATAAATCCATGAGAGATTCAGTTGTTACGATGATTTACAGAAAGCTTGAAATTCCTTTGGCATTAATTTCGGAAACATCAATGACATATAACAACTTAGCAGTTGCCAATTTAATGCTTTATGACAACGCTGTTTTGCCTTTGGCTAAAATGATATACAGCCATCTTGAGGACCTTATTTTTTATCATACAAATACTGATAGTGATAGATATCAAATAACATATGATGAAAATTCAATTCCAGCTCTTGCATTTAGAAAGTCTCAAATTATACAACAGAAATCAGACTCAAATGCTTATACCTTTAATGAAATAAGGGCTATGAGAGGCGATCCAAGACTAGATAGTGGGGGAGATGAAATTTATATGCCATCAAACAATATCCCCGTTGCTGATAATACTTACGATAGTTTGAATAATAATGAAGAAACCAACGAAGAATCAGCTGATAATAAGGCACAATAAAGAGCTTGGTAAAAAACACAAGCAGGAAAAAAAGCTGTCCTATTTGCTTTTAACTTTGTATAAAAAAATACTTTCTGATTTAGTTGATCAATATAGGAAGGCTAAAACTGGGGTAAATGCTTTTAATTATGCGAGCAATTTCACTAATACTTTGCTGAAGAGCTATAATGAGACTGGTAAATTATTTTCTACTGGAATTATTAAACCTCTCAGCCTAGACGGGCCACAAAAAAAAGCAGTAAACAAGAAAACAGATGATGATTTTAAATTACAATCAACAAAAGAAATAGCTATCGTTATTCCACTCATACTTGAGACATTGCAAAAAGATATAAATAATGCAATACATCATGCAGTAAATAAAAAATCTCAAATTAAGGAAATATCAAAATATTTTAATTCTATATCAAGATCAAGAATACAGAACATATCAACAACAGAAACACAAAAATCAGCAGAGCTAAAAAAAGAGGTCGAAGCATTATCACTTCAAAATCTAGAATATTATGTAGCAAGAAAAACTTGGGTTACTATCTTAGATGGAAGAGAAAGGGCTTGGCATGGCGATGTTTTTGGGCAAACTGTCCAATCTGGAGAGCTTTTTATCGTTAAAGATCAATTGTTGTCAAGACCAGGTGATATTTCACATGGAGCCACCGCAGATAATGTCTGTAATTGCAGGTGTTCAGCTATTTATTATTGATAGGGGATTTAAATAGTAGTAATGATTACCGTAAATAATGATCATATTAAATGATAATGTCTAAAGTGTGTGGTTCAGTTGCATCGAAAAATACAATCAATATCAACAAAATGGGGATTTTATGATGATTAAAAAAATACTGTTAGGATTAGCATTTTTAACTCCAGTTTTATCGTTAGCGGCAGATAATCAAAATGTGATGTCTTATCCTTATGTCCATATTCAAAATACGACTGATTATGGAGTTGATGGAACTGTGCATTATGCTAGCTTTATGTGTTCAAATGATAGTTTTCATATAAAAGCACACTCATCTTGGACTGCCAGTTCTCGTGGTGTTTGTCTTGTAACAAAAATAAATGCTGAAAACACTAATACAGATAAGTCTGGAACAGCATATGAAAGTTCAGGAACAAGCTACAGTCAGTTTGTTGTTTATGATAATAATGGAGTCCCTTCTGTTACAAGAAAAACTGACCTTGAATAGTTGAAAACTCTAATTTCTTTCAATTAAAAATTGTATCATTCTCACTTATTTCAATAAAAAATCATTCTATATATCCAACATACTAATTAGTATGTTGGGGTTCTTGATGTAGTTGTATATCGTGATAGATTTTATATTAATAATGCTACATTTATGCCAGTATGCTATATATTACAAAAAACTGCTCTTTCAAACTTGAAACTAAAAGCGATGATCAATACTATCATATCAAAGGTTATTCATCTACATATGGTAATGCTGATAGAGATGGTGACGTTATTAATAAAGGGGCATTCGATGAATCTTTATGCTCTGAAAAACCAATAGCTTTATGGCAACATGATCAGTCTCAGCCAATTGGTATAGCTAATGTTGTAAGTGACAATAAAGGACTTAACACTGAACTGCTATTGCCAAAAAATGATCAGTTTGTAAATTCAAGAGTTATTCCACAACTTGAAATAGGTGCGGTCAAAAGCTTTTCTATTGGGATGTCTATTCCAAAATCAGGAATATCTTATAAAAATAGATTGAGATACATTGAAAAAGCATTTTTAAGAGAAGTTTCTTTAGTCAGCATCCCTGCAAATCCAAAAGCTATTATTGAAAGTATAAAGTCAGTGGATCCATATAAAAGTCTTCCATTAGCAGATGACGATACTTCGTGGGATTCTTCACAAGCAGTTAAATCAATAAGGCACTATACAAATTCAAAAGAATCACCCAGCGCTGATTATAAAAGAGCATTTATGTGGCTTGACCCAGAGAATGATGATAATTTCACATCTTATAAAATGCCGTTTGCAACAGTAGTTGATGGTGAATTAAAAGCCGTTCCAAGGGCTTTAAGCGCAATAGTCGGTGTCCTGAACGGTGCTAGAGGGGGAGTTTCAGATATCAGCGAAAGTGATATTTCAAAGATTAAATCTGTAGTATCTAGTTATTACGAAAAAATGGGCAAAGATGATCCTTTTAAATTGGATAAGCAATTTACAATTGAAGAAGTTAAGAAAGTAAAAAGTAAACGCGATCTTGAATATATCTTGAGGGAGTCAGGAATGTTTTCTAAATCTGCGAGTTTATATTTAGCATCACTAACTAATTTATCTCAGAGTGAATCTGAAGACAATTATCAGGTGAAGCTATTCAATGAATTAAATAAATTAAGTAAACAATTAAGGGCATAAAATGAGTTCAGAGCAATTTGATTTAGAAAAAGCACTTCATGATATCAGAGATATTAATGATAAGTTGAAAGACAGAAACTTTGCCACTGTAGACGATAAAGTAAATCTAGAAAAAAAATATGATGCTTTATCTAAAAAACTTGAGGAACAAGAAGAGGCAAATCAAAAGCTTACCTTGGAGGTAAAGAAAAGTGAGCAATTAAAAGATGAGTTAACGGGGCAAGTAAATCTTTTAGAAAAGCAGATTTGTAGAATTGGATCTGGAAATTCAGAGTACAGGCAAAAATCAGATAGCATTAAAGCTCTAGAAAGTTACGTTGCATACGGTGAAATGAATGACGTTGTAAAATCATATCTTAGAACAGATAACAATGTCCAAGGTGGGTTTTTAATGAAACCAGAAGATGTTGATAATATGATTATCAAGCCAATTACGGAAACAAGCCCAATTAGGCAGCTTGCAAGAATGAGGAAAGTAAACACCCTCAAAGCTGCTACAGTTACCCGAGATATATTGTTGACTGCATATTGGACAGGTGAAGGTGAAAATAGAACATCAAGCAATAGCCAGTATGGGAAAAAAGAAATCTCTGTTAATTCAATGACAGGAAAGGTTGAAGTCACTAATGAAGCTTTGCTTGATTCAATGTTTGATATTGAAAATGAAATCATGAGCGACATGAACGAATATTTTGCTCAAGCAGAAGGATCAGCCTTTGTCAATGGAGATGGAGTTAAAAAGCCACTTGGTTTTATGTCAACATCAGCTGGTCTTACAAGATTTAACTCTGGAAGTGCTGCTACTTTTGATTTTGATGCACTTATTAAACTTGCTGGGCAACTTAAAACTGGTTACAACCCGATTTATGGTATGAACAGACAAGTTGCCGCATTTGTAAGAACCTTAAAAGATGGTAACGGTCAGTATGTGTGGCAAATGGGTAACATGGCTGCTGGTGTTCCAAATTCAATTAATGGATATGCATATGTTGAACTACCTGATATGTCAGCAACTATTGGGGCAAATTCTGAAAATGTCATTTTTGCAGATTTCTCCAAAATGTATGAAGTAGTTGATGCATTTCAAGCAATTGTTACTCGTAATCCATATATTTTGCAAGATGAGGGTAAAACGGTCACATATGTCCAGAGATTCGTTGGTGGCGGTGTTCTGTTGAAAGAAGCTGGTGTAGTGCTTAAGTGCGCAGTATAAAATATAAAATATTGAGGAAAAATAATTATGGCTAATCAAGATTTTGCAAGTTTAATTAAAGCAGAGGAATTGACGCTAGATACAACTATTGTCGATATGCAGGGAGCTAATGCATTAACATTTGTCTTTAACCATGCAAATAATAGTGTTGTAACCGTAACTGATGGTGATGAATCAAACCTGTCAGACGGTGCAACTGTTGATGCAAAATGGCTAATAGGCGATACAACATTTACAGCAGCTGGAGTAGGCGTTATTGGATATGTCGGTAAAAAAAGGTATATCAAAATCAATATGACAAATCCAGTTGCTAATACATCAACGTATGGAATTAAATCATCTCTTTATGAGCAGCCGGCATCTTAGGTTGATACTATGTATAGTATTAAAAAAGATTTCAGCTTTCTTAATAGGGATGATGGCAAGATAGTTCAATATTTTCATGGTTCTAAAGAGCATGATTTAAAAGACTTGGACAATTTGTTGATCAAAAAACTGATTGATACTGGATTCATATTTAAAATTGATAAAAAAGTAAAACATGATGATGAATCTGATAATAAAAAATCAGGCAGTAGTTCTAAATTAAATTCTTCCATAAAATCTAAAAAAGGCAGTGAAAAATGACCAATAATAATGCTGGGGTAGATATAACATATAACTCACCATCACCGTTTTTATTTTGCGCCAATGCTGATGACTATTTATCTAGTTCGTTTGGTAATATTAAAATAACGTATGGTATGAACTGTGATGATATCGACACCAGCCTTATATTCAAAGGAGTCATGAGTAAAAAAATAATTTATAATATCTGTGATCAATCTGATTATGAAGAAGCTAAAAAAAGAGTTAACCTCGGGTGGAAAATTTCATATTTTTTAACAATAGATCAGCTTATAGAAATGAAGATATTATCTCCATGGATGAAAGATAATGAGTTGATAAAAAAACATGAATATTTACATGAAGCCATTAACAGCAATGCGAAAATATTTTGTGATTGCTGGACAAATAAAACAATATTTGAACTTGAAGAATTTCTTAAAAACAGAAAAAAAGAAGATACTAAAATAAAAAAACACAAATCAAATAAAAGTGACGGTTAGAGGTAGAAATGTCTAGGGCATATACTTATAAGGCGATCACAACACCAACAGAATTACCTATATCTTTAGCAGATTTAAAACTTTATCTAAGAATTGATGATAACGTTGAGGATGCACTGCTAACGTTGATGATTAAATCTGTCACAAAATATATTGAAAACTATATCAATAGAATTTTAATTAGCACACAGTATGAAACTTACAGAGATAATTTTTTATCGTGTTATAACGAATATTGGGAGTTGAAAAGATCAATTCTTAATACTGTAGATAGCATTAAATATATTAACACAAACAATGTAGAAACAAATGTTGATCCAAGCATTTATTATAATACTTTAGAGAGAGACTATAGTAAAATTTTACTCGTAAACAATAAAACTTTCCCAAGTGATTTATCAAGAAGATTACAAGCTATTACTATTACTTTCACAGTTGGTTTTGGAGAAGATAGCGCATCAATACCAGATGATATAAAAAATGTATTTTATCAATTAATTGCAATGCTATATGAGAATAGAGGGGATTGCTTTAATTCATCACAAATAAATTGCGCATGTGGTCAGTATTTAAATGCTACATCAAAATCAATACTAGATCACTATAGGGTATTGAATATATGAGTTCATGCAAAAAAATAATTATTCAAAAAAGGAAAGTATGCATTGGCGATTTAAATAAATATATTGGCCTTTACACGAGGTCTCTAACAAGCCCCCTTAACCCATCATACTCATCAGTAGATTATGATTTGAATTTTACCTTAATAAGAAATGTGTGGGCAGCAATTGAAAATGTTAAAGGGATAATGTCTTTAGATGGTGTGACGGATGAAGAAATACCTACGCATAACATTTATATCAGGTATAGGAATGACATTACGAGTGAAAACTGGATAATTTTTAACAATAAGAATTACAAGATAATTAGAGTTGAGAATCTTGAAGAAAATAACATTTTTTTATGTCTTGTTTGTATTGAAACTGGGTCAACTAGCAAAGGAGCAAGCAAATCATGATAAACATAAAAATGAATTTAGGAGATTTAAAAGAGTTTAATCGTCTTGAAAAAATCAACAATATGACTAAAAAGGGCATTGCTTCAGCTTTTCATGCTCTAGGAAAAGATTTAAAAGAAGAAAGCATAAAGTTGATGGAGACAACAGAAAGAGATGTATCAAAGGCATATCTTGTTAAAATTAATGGCATATGGGTAAAACATCACCCATCAAGAGCAAATCATCCAGCAGCAATAATGACTGGAAAACTTAAAAAGACTGTAAATTATAACGTCAATGGTTCAGACACATTAACTTTTGGTGCAGGAGATAAGAAAAAAATTAACTATGCAAGACCTCTTGAATTAGGAAATCCAAAAAATAATTTAGCACCACGACCATATCTAAAACCTTCAATAAAAAATAATGAGGGAAATGCTTATACTCATCTCAAGACACAGATATTAAAGGAGCTAAATAAGTGAAAACGGCTCCAATCGTCAATGTATTGTCACAACAGCTACCATTTTATAGTGACAAATTTTCAGACAAAAAAAATATTACAAGCATTGTGGCAACTGGAGGAATAGCTACCTCTACAACATCGGAAGACCATGGCTTACAAAACGGAGAGTATGTTGTAATAACAGATGCAATTATTAGAGTTGATGTAGCGTCTATTTCAGTCGTTAATGGGGTTGCAACATGTAGAACCAGCATTGATCACGGAATGATTGAAAATTTTAATTTTAAAACACAAAAAAAAGAAAATATATGTTATTTAACAGGGTTTAGTGAAGCCGGATTAAATGGAGAGTTTGAGCTAATACAAGTTCCAAACAGATTCGTATTTACATTCAAGACAAGTCTATCAGACGGGGTTTATACTCCAGATGGATATGTTTTAAATTATTCATCAAATGAACTTAATGGAACTAAGGTAGTAACGGTTACAAGCTCTACTACGTTTACATACGCAATAGAATCATCTTTAACGACAACAACGGAAGATGCATTTATGCATGCAGGGTTGCGAGTATCAAGAGCATACGATATTGATAGAGCAGAAGAATCATATACAAAACTTACAAATGGTTTATATGAATATAGTAAGTTTTGGCTCTTTGTTATACATGGCAATACAACTTCAAGTAAAAATAGAAATGTCCTAAGTGATGCTGTAACAACGCATACTCAATCAACAGAGTATAGATTAAGAACGATTGAAGATTTTGATATTGTTATTTTTGCTCCATCGTCAAATGACATATCTGGAGCGGTAATAAGAGATCAGTTGGAAGATGTTAAGTTGGCTTTATTTAAGTCATTACTTCGCTTAAAGCCAATAAAACAATATGATTCGTCAAATACATTTTTATTAGATTTTATAAGTGACCTAAATATTAAATATGATAGATCCCATATTGTGCATGGCTATAAGTTTTTTGCTCAATTTGACGTAACATTCAGTGACACGCATATAGTTACACAGTTGGGGCCATTTCGTAACATTGATATGTCAATTAAAATAGGCGATATAGAAATGAACAATGATATCAATTTAGACGTTAATCCAGATTTCTAAGGAGAAAAATTAAATGTCGATAGTATCAAAGCCAGATGTCACATTCAACATAGTTTCAGCTGCTCAGGCGGTAGAGAATGCACCTCAAAAAGTATTATTTATTGGACAATTAAACGGTGGTAGTGCTACGGCTGGAAATCTTGTTGAAGATATTGGCACAAACTCAGAAGAGAACACATTGTTCGGTCAAAGATCGATGTTGGCAACTATGATTAGAGAGTTTAGAAAAATAAATTCAAAATCAAGAGTTGATGCTATACCTTTAGCAGATCCAACTGGAGGAGGCGCTGCAGCAGCAACAGCTACTATAACTTTAACCGGATCATCTACAGAAGCAGCAAATTATAAAATTGCTATTCAGTCAGAAACGCTGCATACATTTACCGTTGGAGTAAGCAATGGGCAATCAAATACCGCAGTTTTAACAAATTTGCAAACAGCAATCAATGCAGATGATTCTATTCTTTGTACTGCAAGCGTTGCAAGCAATGTTTTAACATTAACTGCTACACATACTGGCACAGATGGTAATGATATAAAAATAAGGTTAATTAATGGTGTGGCTGGAATTACCACTGCATTAGTTGGTTTTACAGGTGGAGTCGGTGATGTCACAATTCCAGATTTACCAACCACATTAGGTTCAACAAGATACCAAACTGTCGTGTACCCATCTGTTTATACACTAAGCACAATAGCCACTTACTTAAATAATAATTTTAATTTGTCAAATGCTATAAGGGACGGAGTTGCAATTGTAAGCGCGTCAAATGATACAACAGCCAATGCTATTTCGGCAATAAGCACAATAAATTCTCAGTCAATGGTTTATATATCTGATAAGAAAAAAAATGAGAGCGACCTAAAAGGTGGCGCTTTATTAGAATATAACCCTGTCATTAGTTCTATTTTTTCAGCAGTCAGGAGCCTTAGATTGACAGATGGCGCAGATATTGCTTCATATCTTGTCGGTGGTAATGTAACAAATACATTTGGCGGAACATTTAGAGCAGCAACGCCGTATCACGAAACACCATTGTCGAATCTTCCAGTAATCGTTAAAAATTATGGTTGGTCATCATCAGAGCAAGATGCTTTGAATGAAGGTGGTGTTTCTTTAATGGGTAATAATTCAGCACTTAATAGAATAGTCTGTGGGGATATTGTAACAACTTACCTTACAAATGGAGCAGGATCACCTGATACAACTTTTAAATATTTAAACTACGTAGATACTGCATCAGCTATAAGAGAGTATTTCTTTAACAATAATAAAGAGCAATACGCTCAAACTGTCCTAACAACTGGAGATATTGTGCCAGGAATAAGAATGGCAAACGCAGAGTCAATAAAATCATTTCAATACGGGCTGTTTGACACGTTATCTGGAAGAGGATATGGATTGATTCAGGCTGGTTCACAAGCATTTAAGTTTTTTAAGCAGAATTTAGATGTTCAAGTAAATGAATCAACAGGAACGGCAACTTTAAGCATGATAACGCCAATCGTTAGCCAACTAAGAGCTATGAATGGAACCATGCAAATTGGGTTTGATATTAATACAAATACATAGAGGTGTATAAATGAGTCAAGTAGCAGTAGTAGCGCCAAGTCTCATCATTAATGGTGAAGTTGTATCAATTGTGCCTAATTCTCTTAGTGTTAAATATGGAACAGGGGAGAGAAAAGTAAAAACTCAATCACAAGGCGGAAAGCAAGTAGAAACAGTGATAATGCAGGATGTTGAATCAGCTTTCGGCACTATTAAATTTAAAATATACAACACAGAAGCAAATGTCAGTCAGGTAAGAACTATTATTGATAATTTAAATAATAACCTTGTTCAGTTTGTCAGCTCTGAAGGAATTTCTGGAACAATGCAAAGATCAATAGTTACAAATGATCCAGAATTTGGTTTTGGGTCAGACCAAGAAACTGAAATAGAAATGTCTGGAAATCAAATAGCAGGTTAACACTTATGAGCATAATAGAAACAAATAGTTTTGAGTTTAAACTTAAAAACAAAATTGAATATTCATTAAATGGAACTCAAGCGTTCGCGGATACTTTATACTTGCATGAGCCAAAGACTATTAATTATACAAATATGATGAAGCTAAGATCACATTTAACGAAAGCATTCTATTCTGAAGTGATGCCAATGATAAATAAGTTATCAGATAAGAAAACAAGTGAAGTTATTTTAGATGATGATAGTAAGTATGAGCAAGAGAAAAATATTGTATCTATGATTATAGATAATCTTGGCGATGATTATGAAAAATACATCAATGAGTTTAAATCATTAATGTGCAAATCTGGTATCTGCTATCTTAACAAAGAACACAATATTAACATTAAGGATGGTTGGGTTAAGTCAATATTATTTGATGATTTGGAAAATATGGCAATTGAATATAGTGCAAAATATATTTTCCCAAAGCGACTATTGGGCTAGAACATTTTGATGACATGGTTTGTGAAATAATTAAATACTATGAGGGAGGTATAACTCATACAGACATTAAGAGTATGACTTTATCATCAATGCTTAAGTATTATCGTTTTGCTATTAAAAAATCAAAACAAGAAGAGCAAGAAATAAAAAAAGCAAGTAGAGGTTAAATGTGTCTAAATTCAACATTTCATACAACATTATTGCAATAGACAGATTTAGCAACGTTGCAAATAGAATAAAAAAACAAGCAGAGTCTATCAAAAGATCAGTCAGTGGTGTATCTGCAAATATATCTAAATCAAACGCTTCATTAATTAAAAGTTTTGAAAATACAAAGTCAAAAATTGGAAAGCCTATTAATGCACCTAGAATAAATTTCAACCCAGCAAGAAATAGCATTAATAATTTTAGCAGATGGGCATCGAATTATGCTTTCAAAGGGTTCATTAACTCAATGAATGTAATAATGCCTTTAATGATGATATTTGCAAAACCATTTAAAGATATGATGTCACAGCAACAAGCTATGTCTTCTATGAAAATCAATGGTGTTAATGCATCAGCAATGAAATCTCAAGCAGAAAAACTATCAAAATCAACAGCATTTTCAGCCACAACTACTATGTCATCTCAAGCGATGCTTGCATCTAAAGGTGCGACAACTGCTACAATACAGAAACTTATTCCAGCAATTCAAAATATTGCAGCAGCTAATCATGAAAGCTTAAAGCAAGCAACTAGTGATGTTATGAAGGCTATTTTTAATACTGGAAAGACAAGTTCAGTTGGAAAACTAACAATAACTGGATCAACGCAAGCAGAAAGAATTAATCAAATAACAAAAAAAGTACGTGATACAATTGGTAGTGCAGCAAAAGATCAAGCATCTACACCAACTGGTAAAATAAAAGTTGCATTAAACTCTCTTAGTGAATCTCTCACTAAAGTATTACAAGCAGCAACACCTGTTTTTAGTATTTTAGCAAGCGGGATGAAAAAGTTATCATTAGTCATAGATAACTTAGTGACAAAGCATAAGACATTCGTGAAAATCTTGATTGGAGTTACTGCTGCAGTTGTTGCATTGGTTGCAGCGCAAGTGGTATTCGGTGCTATAGCTGTTGGAGCATCAGTTGCTATGAATGCTTTAAACATTAAGTTAATTGCGAATAAAGTAATAACTAGTGCTTCTAGGGCAGCAACAATAGCATGGACTGTCGCTATGTCTATTGCAAAGGCAGCAATGATAGCTTTTAAGATAGTAACCATTAATACTGCTGATATACAGGCTTTATGGGCAAAAAGAGCAGCAATTTCAACTGCGGTTACCAAAGCATGGACAGCATCAGTGTTAGTAGCTAAAAGTGTTACAAGAGGATTATCTTTTGTTTTTAATTCATTAAGGTATAGTTTGGTAGCAGATATTGTAAAAGTAATTGCCATGAAAACTGCATTTATTGCAGCAAGAACAGCAATGATAGCATGGAAAGCAATTGTAATGGCTGCAAGAATTGCAACTTTGGCATGGACAGCTGTTATCTGGGCATTTAATACTGCACTGTATGCAAACCCAATTGGGGTAGTGATTTTACTTATTGTAGCGTTAATTGCAGTAGTGATTGCTGTTATTTCGCATTGGAAAACAGTTAAGAAAGTATTTTTTGAGGTTTGCAATTCAATCCATAACTTTATTCATACATACATAGTAAAACCATTAAAAGATGTCATTACATTTATAGTAGGTAAAGTGCTTGGAACAGTTGCCAAACTCTTGCATTACTTGTCTTATGTGCCAGGCATGGGTTTTGTTGACAAATACTCTAAGGAGCTAAATAAATATGTTTCTGCTATGGATAAAACTGCAAAAAAACGAAAAGAATTGTTTAAGAGCGGATCGTCATTAAATCTTAAAGATTTTAGTTCATCTTTGACAGCAAATATTATTCCAAAGCAATTGAAAAGCGGTCAAATTTCTAACTCAAATATGAACATTAACCATAATCACAATGTTGTTAATGTCCATACTCCTGATGGAAAAACAAAAACCATTAATTCCGATAATGGTGGTACTGTTGATCTCTCAAAAGGTCTTTCAACTATGGGGTATGCGTATTGAGTATTTTAGACGGGTTGCTTCAGGGGAAGTATAATGGTGTAGATTTTTTATTTGTTGAGTCAAGTAGGCAAGATGGTAAAAAGCTTGCCGTTCATGAATATCCTCAGAGGAATACGAGGACAGTAACAGAGCTTGGCAATTTGATGCCAATATACAGCCTTGAAGTTTGGACAACAGGTGATGAGCAAACCTATTTTGAAAGAAGACTAAATTTAATCAAAGCATTTAAAAAGGAAGGTTTAGCAACATTTGTTCATCCGATTGATGGAACAATGAAGGCGACAGCTAAAGATTTTACTGTTAACGAAGAAATGTCTTCTTCTGGAGTAGCTAAATTTTCTGTTACCATCATTCCAAACACTGAGCCTGATTATCCTAAATCAGTATCATCTGGAAAATCAAATACTCAGCAAGTGTTTAATGATACAACAGAAAAGATAAATAAATCATTTTCCAGAAAATGGAATAGTACTATAAAATTTCAGAATTCAATTAATAAATACACAAACTACATTAATCAATATACAAATAGTTTAAGAGAAGCTCTATCACTCATTTCTGTTACTGCAAGTGCACTAGCGCCATTTTTTAATGCTCTAGAAAACTTAGAAAATGAAATTGTTGAAAATATACTTAATCCATCGAAACTAGCAAATTCTATTTTAAGTAATTATAGCAACGTGCTTAATTTATCTGCTGTTACTGTAGGTAAAAGCACCCTTAATAAAAACTTTTTTAATTATTCCACTTCTGGAGAAACTGCAGTTAACACCCCTTCAAGAGTCGCAGCAGAAAGCAACAGAAAATCAATTGATACATACATTAACTCACTATCACTAGTTAATGAATTTCTAAATACAACCAATACTAATTATACGAATGAAGATGATATTAGGAAGCAATCTGACTCTCTCAACGAGCAGTATAATAACCTAGTCATCAATAATTTTTCACTTGACCAAAGCGGTAATAGAAATCAACTTTTCGATCAAGATACGGTTGACAGTATAACATTCATGAGAGATCAAGTTAGCGCATATCTTGAAGCACAGCTGACTAATGCAAAGAGAATAGAAACAATTAGAGTCAGCAGAAACTCATTGCTTCCTCTTGTTTATCAATATTACGGAAGTTTAGATTTATATGACACAATTTCAGAGCTTAACAAGGTAGGAAATCCTAGTGATATAACTGGCAATATTAAGATTTTAGTATCATGAGTGATAATATTAAACTTTACATAAATGGACAAGGTTATGTTGGATTTACCAATATAAATGTGAAAAAAACTTTTTTGGATTTATGTGGAACCTATAGTGCAAGTGTGCCCATAACAAAAGTACATGAAAATTATCCTATAAAACTTGGCGATAAATGTCGAGTTGAAGTTAATGATTCTGCATTTTTAACTGGATATGTTGAAAAAATATCAATAAATCAAGATTCTTCAACTGCGATGATAAACATATCAGGCAGAGATAAAACATGTGACCTTGTTGATACTACAATAGACCAATCAATCATATCCCAATTTAACGGGGTCATTTATTTTGATGATTTGTGCAAAAAAATTATCAATAAAATCAAAGCTCCTATTGATGTGGTTTTAGAAGGAGATCTTGCGCCATTTTTCGAACAAAATGAATATATAACACCACAAATTGGAGAAAGTGTTTACAATTTTCTTGAAAGGTATGCAAAAAGCAAATATATCTTTTTAAATACAACGGGAGAAGGAAAATTAAACATTGCTAGTGCCGCTAATTTTCAAACTATTGACAACAAACTTCTTCTCGTTTTAAACGGAGATAACAACAACATCTTAAAAAGCAATGCCACATACGATTATTCAAAAATATTTTATCAATACATATGCCATGCTCAGCAACAAAAACAAAGCGTATTTAGTCAGATAAAAAATGAACTTGGTTTTAAAGAGCAAATTGTTGGCGTTATTGGATCATCTATAGATAGTAGCGTTAGAGAATCTAGAGTTTTAAATTTTGTTTCTGATTCGTCTATTAATAGAGTTGGCGCTGAAAAAAGAGCAATATGGCAACAAAATTACAATAGGACAGAGTATTTTTGTTATACGTGCACAGTTCAGGGTTACACATATAATGGAAGTGATATTTGGTCACCAAATATAAAAGTTCATGTTCAAGATAGTTACGCAGGTATTGATGCTGTTTTGCTCATAAGCGAAGTTGAGTTTATTCTATCTTTAAATGACGGCGTAATAACTAATCTTAAACTAGTATATCCTGATGCTTTCCAGTTGTTAGCACAGCGTAATGCACAAGAAAAAAAATCACAAGAGGTTGGAAATGCTTTCGGTTCTGATCAATAAGTTAAGGCAAATTGTAAAAAATAGCATTTTGATTGGAGATCAAAAAGACAATGACGTATTTTATTCAGCATCGATACAGTCGTTTAATAATTTAACAGTATCACAAATTTACTACCCATACGGTTATTACGCTGTTGCTCCTAAAAATTCACAAGGAGTTACATTTAGCATTTTAAGCCAAGAGGATAATCAAGTAACTTTTCCATATGACGCATTCACAAGATTTTCTGGATTGCAAGCTGGAGAAATTATGCTCGGGCATCAAATAAAAAGAAGTTATCTTAAATTCACAAATGACGCAAATATAGAACTAAAAACGCCAACAGGGAATATGTTGTTAAATGTAGACTCTGGAACAGCAACAATCAATGTAAACTCATCAATATCTGTTACCACACAATCAACAGTTAATGTTAATTCTACTGGGAAAATAACAATTCAGTCGGATGGAGATATAGAACTTAATTCTAATGGGGCAACGCTAATTCTTAGCAGTTCTTCTTTAGTAAGTAGTGTTCCAATTTCAGCTCCATCATTTACAGGTTCAGGAGGTGGGGCTGCAGTGATGACGGCAGGGATAAATATGTCTAGTCAAAATATTACTAATGCTGGTGATATTACTGCTGGAGGGGTTAATTTAACAACACATAAACACACTGATTCTGAAGGCGGTGATACGTCTGGTCCACAAAATGTATAGGTGAAGTATGTCAGAAGCAATTGACGTTAAATTAAATTATGAAAATGGTTATTATGATATATCAATTGGAAGCGATGGCGACTTAAGTAAGGTAAGTGGACTTGATACTTCTCTTATTGTTTCATTGTTTGCTAATAAAAGAGCAAGCGATAGTGAAGTCCCAACAAAACAATATCAAGAGGGATGGTGGGGAAATTTATTTAGTGATGATGATTTTGAAATTGGCTCAAAAGTGTGGATAGCATTAAATTCATCGATAGAGCAATCAACTATTAGTCAAATCAGAAAATATGTAGATGATTGTTATCAATGGCTTATTGATGATGGTTATGCTGATAGTATTTCAGTTAGTGTTAGCTCAAGAGATTCCTCAATTGTTGGGGTTGTTATAAAATTCTCTAAAAGCAATATAATAACTGAAAGAGTATATGAAATATTAAATAACACTCCTGATGTCTAGGCCAAATCTTTCTGAAATAATAACAAGAATGCAAACAGATGTTTCTGAAGAGTTATCAGGGTCTAATCCAACCATAAAAAATTCATTTTTGAGCGCGATAATAAAGAGTTTAGCTGGAAGATATAATGAGTTTTATGGTCAACTTGATCTTTTAGAGCAAAGATTACTTTTGCTTAACTCTGAGGATGATTTTTTGGATGCTTGGGGCTCTGTTTTTAGAATAACAAGAAATTCCGCAACAAATGCTACTGGTAATATTATAATATCTGGAGATGTTGGAACAAACATCCCTGCCTCAACTGAATTTCAATCTAGTGAAGGAAATCAATATACCTCAACATCATCGGTTAATATTACAGCTTACAATCAGGTAGGTGTTTTAAATGTAACAGGTCTAACAGTGACAGTTACATTGTCATCTCATGGATTAGCCAGCGGTATGCAGGTTCAGGTTGTTAACGCATCAAACCCTGCGCTTGGTGGAACTTTTACCATTACTGTAATAGATGCAAATAGCTTTATCTACACTATTACTGACTCAATAGGTGATGGTAATAAAGGGAATGCCAATATTGTTGCAAACTTTGCAACTGTTAGTGTCAAGTCTAGTGGTTTTGGCTTGGAATATAATTTGGTAAGCGGCTCAATATTGACTCTTACAAATGCAATTTCTGGATTAGATAATAATGCATACACATCGCTCGGTGGAATATCTGGAGGTGCTGATGTTGAAAGTGATGAAAGTTACAGATCAAGAATATTATTTAGAGTTAGAAACCCCATATCTGATACCAGCATTTCTGGATTAGAAAATATTTTATATGCTATTAATGGAATTACTAGAGTATGGGTATTACCAATAACTCCTGCAATTGGGCAATGTACAATATATTATGTTAGAGATGGTGAAGATGATATTTTTCCAAGCCCAACTGATATAACAAGTGTTAGAGCTAAAATACCAACACCAGCCTATATTCAAGAAACAGATATAATTGTTGATGCTCCAACTGAACAGAGTATTAATTTCACATTTGCTAGCATCTCACCTGATACTTTTAGCATGAGGAAAGCTATTGAAGATAGTTTAAAACAGTTTTTTGAAGAGTCTATTGATATTGGGGCAAAACTATCTCCAGTTAATACAATTACTGAAAACCAATATATAAAACCCATACTTAATGCAGTAGATAGTGAGACTGGATTGTCTTTGACTGATTTTACCTTAAATTCTCCATCAGGGAGTATTACTGTCGCCAATGCAAATTTGCCGACGCTTGGAACAATAACTTTCTTGTAGGTACACTATGTCAGCTAATATTGAAGATTTTAAAATCAACCAAGAAGACATAAGAACACAGAGTCTTGCTGACTTGTTTCCAACAGGGAAAGTATTTGATTGTGTGAATATTGAAAGATCAACTATGCGTAGTCTATTGAAAGGCTTATCACAAGAAGTTGGTAGATGCGAAGGTCAAATTTCAGCATTAGCACGTGATTATATACCAAATAATACTACAAGCTTCTTGGAAGAATGGGAAAAATTTGTTGGGATACCTGAAGGTTGTTTCGATTTAGAATTTACAGACTTAGAAAGAAGAATAAATATCTTAATTAAATTAGGGTATTTGAATTTACAGGTTGAGCAAGATTATCGTGATCTTGCTGATATATTAAATGTTGAAATCGTAAGCTTTGATAATTCTGTTTATGGAACGATAACCATAACAATAGTAGATCTTGTTCCCGATACTTTTGATTTGCTGTTTGACCCTGTCCTAAACCCAACATATGGAGCTTTTATTTTTGGTTCTAAAACTGACACACTTTACCAGTGTTTAATACAAACCTACAAACCAGCATTCATTAATGTTGTTTTTGTTGAACAGCAACAATAATAGGCATATAAAATGAAAAATGTACCAAATAAAAATATTGGAGATACATTAACATCGCAGGAGTATAATGAGGGGACCAATGAAGAGTTAAGAAACTTTATTGGTGAAACTGGTCAGTCGTTTAATGACTCTGATAGTAATCAATTAATACAGGCTATCAATATTATGTCATCAAATAGAATGACATTCAAAGAAACTGTTGGATCTACTGGGTCAGCATATGAAGTTACCTCTTTTTTAGCTGGCGTAGAACCTTTAAAGTTTCTACAGGCAGGGGCATATTTTCATGTCAAAATAACAAATGAAAACACTTCAACAACACCGACAATTTCATTTGATGGGTTTGCTGGAACATTTAATATAAAAAATAAAGATGGTTTAAATATAGCATCGGGGTTTTTTAAACCAAATGACATCATAACATTTATGTATGATGGGACGGATGTTTTAATAGCAAGCGATAATAAAAATGTTGATGAAAAAAGCGTAAACGAGGGTAACTTTTACACTGTATCAAACTTTTCAAGCAATGTTTATACTTTAGATTCTGTTATAGGAAATCCATCATCATATTACTCAGGTCTGGTAGTTAGATTTAGTGCTACCAATAAAAACACTGGAAATGTTAGTCTTAAAATAGGTGCTCTAGCCACCACTCAGTTGCTTGACTCTGATAATCAATTAGCAGAGGGTGATATCAATGAGAATGATTTAATAGAAGCCATTTATGCGAATGCTAAATTTAATATTGTTAAGAAGACTTCTCAACTGTTATTAGATTCTAATAATAAGCTAAATGCTAAAAATTTACAAAATGTATATAGGCCATTTTTTGACTTATCAAATATCATAGTAGTCAATAATCCGTCATCATCATATCAGTTAGAGGCTGCACATGATAAATCAATAATTGTCATACACCCTAATTCAACAAATCTTTTTACAATTAATTTACCCCCATTATCGTCGGTTATTGATACATACAGCGTAAAAATATTAAATATGAAAAAAGATGAAGAAATGGGAATAGAACCTCACGAGTTACATCCAACAGATCAATTTATGCGTGATGGTATCTTAACACCAAACTTTTCAACTATTGGTGCTCCAAATACTGTTGTTGATATATATAAGGGAGATCAGTATTTTGTTGTTGGTGGCGTTGGTTATGCAAGTAATGAGATAGGCGGTATATCTCGAAAGGCAACTCAAACAGAAGTAAATGATGGAGAAGATGATAATTCATTTGTCACCCCATATACTTTACACAATAAAAGTTCATTGTTATCAGCTAGTCAATATCATCCTATTGGAACTATTATTTTTAATGGAGATAGTCAATTTAACCCAACTGAATTACCAGGGGTTGGTAGTGGGTTAATTTGGACCCAGCTTCCAAATGATGTTGTTATAAGGCTGGTTAGTTCATCTGGTGATGTTGGAATTATAACACAGGGTTCACAAAGCATTGATGGTGGAAGTACAGATGGTCATGCAATAGATATTAATGAAATGCCTAGCCATACCCACACAATTAATCAAAGTGTCTCTGGATCGGGTGGTTCTGGGAGCGGTTTTGATTCTGGTTCTGGTGCGATAACTAATGCTACAGGTGGGGGACAGCCACACTCCCATAACGTAGATTTTAAACATATAAATTTAAGAGCATGGGTGCGAACAGCTTAGGAGCTTCTATTATGAAATTTACACTGACACAAGCAAATCCAGAATCTGAAATTTTCAGTCATTCAGGTGGAGAAATACAAGTTCAATCAGCTGGTACTTACGGTGGAGCAACAATTAATATGAGCGTGGCTCAAGATGACTTAACTTTTGTGGTATTAGATGATTTTAGTATGACTAAAGATGATGTTCTTAATGTCAATATTAAGGCAAACAGTAAGTATAAATTTTCTTTAACTTCTGCCACTGGTTCAACCAATATTGAGGTTAGTATCATATGAGTAATTTAGTTATAAGACCAGGTGCTGGAGGCGTTACTCCAGATGAAGTTAATCAAATCATTAATTCGTTAAAAGGAATTGCAAATGGAATTGCCTCTTTAGATGGAACAGCAAAGGTTCCAGTGGAGCAGTTACCAGTAAGTTTTGTTGATTTAAAAGGTGTTTGGGATGCAGCTACGAATACTCCAACTTTGGCAAGTGGTGTTGGAACAAATGGTGATATGTATTATGTTAATGTTGCTGGATCAACTAATTTAGATGGAATAACGGATTGGAAAGTTGGAGATTTTGCTTTATTTGTTGGAGGTGCTGAGAATCGATGGTATCAAATTGACAATGAACTATCACAAGCAGAAGTACTTAACTTTGTTGAAAAAGTAAATTTAGCGACAGGATACACTTTAGCAGGCGGTACTTCTACTAAAACACTTACTGTTTCTGAAGATTCGACAATAGATCAGAATTTAGCTACTACGGCAAGCCCGACACATGCTGACCTTACTTTAACAAATCAACAAAATCATACTTTATTGTCATCAAATGGAAGCGGACAAATTATAGGTGCCACTTTAACAGATGCAAATGTTTTTATTGGTGATGTATCTAATGATCCTGTTTCAAGAACCATTAGTGGAGATGCAACACTATCAAATACAGGTGTTTTAACGGTTAATCAAGCTTCTGATACTGTGGCAGGTAAAGTTGAGTTGGCGACTAGTGCTGAAACCGTTACGGGTACAGATACAACAAAAGCAACTACCCCCGCAGGCGTAAAAGCCGCTATTGATCCATTATTTTCTTTCAACAGGCAGATATATTGGGATGGTACGGATAACCCAAATTCCTCTGTTTGGTCTGTGGCTGGCACACTTGGCGGAACTGCCGCATATAATGCGACTGATGACTATGTTAGGCTTACCCCAGATGCGGGCGGTCAAAGTGGCACGCTACATTGGGTAAAAGAACAAGGATCGAGATTAAAAATAATATTTGAATTTAGAACAGCGAGACCAAATCCCAGTGCTGACGCTGTTTATTTATTTATAAATTCTACATCTTTACCAGATAATGAAGATAGTTCTACTGGAGGATATTTACTAGCCTTTGATGAGTGGCAAAATGAAGTACAATTACAATATGATGGAAGTAGTGTTGCGACGCTATCACTATCAGGATCGGTATGGGCAGATGATATATGGCATAGAGCAGAATTTGAAATAAATTACAATAATATATCCGTCGCATTAGATGGTACAATTATTTTAGAGCATAAAGATATAAATGGCCGTAATGTCAGTGGCAATTTAATAGGTATTGGAGCTAGAAATGGAGGGGCGGGTAATTTACATGATGTCCGTAGAGTAGAAGTTTACACTGATGATACAGGAATATATCAAAATGCTAATTTTGACAAAATATACGCGCCTAAACCATTTGAAGACGATCATATAATATCTAAATTGGTAGACACTCCATTTGGTGGAATAGGTCACTATGAGAATATGCTGACTTGGTCGGAAGCGTTAGACAATTCTAACTGGGTTAAACAATCTAATGTCACTGCCACTTATAATAACGACACTGCACCTAATGGCGAAAATACGGCCGATACTGTGGAGTGGACAAGCGCAGGATTAGGTATCCGCCAATCAAGTATAGGTGTCAGTAATGGCCAAACATACACATTTTCGGTATGGGGGAAAATAAAAGCTGGCACAAATAATGAGATAAGTATTGATATTGGCGATGGCGCAGCTAAATCAATATTTTTAACATCTAAAATGGAGAGGCATTTTGTAACATTGACTGCTGGATCATCTGATTGGATTGATATTACCCATAATGAAACAAGTACTTTTGCATTTTGGGGTTGGCAATTATCAGAAGGGAGTGACAAAAACGTATACGTACAGACTGGTGGAATATCTACTAGTGACAATCAAGGTTGCGCTATAAATGGTAAGTTGAATATCCAAGACGGTGGAATTGTTATCGATGCGATCCCTACTGGCGCCACAAGGTCTATTATTTTTAGCGAAGAAACTAATTCACAAGTTCTGACGATAGAATATGCGGCGAGTGCGTCCGAAAATAATAAAATATTTGGTGACAAACCTATTTTAGTTGATACATTAGTACGTAATTCCACCACTTTTTCATCTAGCACAAATACAAACGCACTTCAAAATCCGTCTATCATAAGATGCACTGATACGTCTTCCGCGAGAACGCTGACAGTATCATCTTCTACTATTCAGCTAGGCAAATTTAGCGAGGTATTTGAATTTATTGTTAAGGATGAATCAGGTGGAGCAGGTACAAACAATATCACAATTGATACCGAAGGTTCAGAAACAATAGACGGTGCTACTTCTGTAGTAATATCTGTAAATTATGGCGCTGTTAGATTGTATAGTGATGGGTCTAATTTGTTCACTGTATAGATGTGTAATATGAGGGTTAGTTTATATGATTCGGAAAAGCAGATTTACATTGTGGCAGGATATTTTAATAAAAATTATTGAAGGGGTATTTTTAACTATGAGTATGTACGTGACAAAAAGAATGAATATTTACATTGCGTTTGCGATGTTGATGATGATATCAATTATAAGCTGGACAGTATTTATGATAAAGGATTGGGTTAATTATACTTTTTTTGAAGTATTAAACTCGAGTATAACAAACACCCCATTAGCCGTATTATCGATATTGACTATTATTTCATTTAAAATTAAAGAGCTAAGAAAATATAGATTTACTATCACATTTTTATTTTTGTTATATACATTTGGAAATGGCACTTATTTTTTGATTGTTGATTTGATGAATAGCGCAAATTACTCAAATAATATTATATCAATGTGGGCATTTATCACTGATGTAGTTATGGCTCTTGGGGGAATGTTTCTATTGCTATTAATATTAGATGACAGAGATGTGGAGAATAAAAATGGGGTTCATAATTGATCTGTTAACCAATATAAAAGACGGTTTTTTAAAGAAGTCATTATATTTCGTTCTAACTGGAATAATAGCAGTCATAACCTATTTTACGGCTTATAATAGTGGCTCTAATCATGCCAAATATCAATGTTTATATGAATCGAATAAGCTTAATACAAAAATAGAAAAGGAAATGCATGAGTACAGGATAAGTTTGGATAAAATTTATCAGGAGAGGGTAGATGAAATTAAATCAAATCATAATAGTAATATTCATGACAAGCATTAGTGGTTGCGCCAAATATCCTGCCAATATTATTAACCCAATATTGATACCAAATAATGTTTTAACTAGAACAAAAACTGAAAACATCAACACATCGCAACAAGCTTTAGAAATATGTAATGCTAAGATAGATTACATCAACAATTACATACATAAATATAATTCGCTTATATTTGAATCAATCCACCAGTAGGTAACTTAAATGATGAGTGATGAATATTTTAAAAGATAGTTATTCGTCTTTATTTCGACCTCTGATGTGAGCTAGAACAATAGTTCCTAGAGCTCCAAGACCTATTCCTGATCCTGTCCATGGTTGATCATGGTAAATCAAATATGATGATGCAATTATTCCAGTCATACCAATAATAAATGCAAAAAACTGTCCTATAATAGCTTCTTTATTTCTAGCTTTTTGAGCAATTTCATACACGTGCGCTTTCTTTTGTTCGATTTTGATAAGCTCATTTTGGCTGTTATGTCTGAAATCTTGTTCTTTCCTCATTTATTCAAAAAAGAAATTTGCAGCATTAGGGTACATATCAACATATTTTTGCATATGCTCTGGATGTGGTAAAGGTGCTTGATATGTTTCTTGAATTTCTATCTGATGCTTATGGTTTTTATTGCTCATATTTATTCTTAAGTTTATTCAGAGCGTTATCGTAATCCAACCTTATATTCTGCGCATCTTTACGTAGGTTTTCAATATCTTTATTTTTACCATATAAATCACTAATAGTTATTTTTGACTCGATTTTGTCAGAAAAATTTGGAATATTTTGTCTTAGAGAAAATGCCGAAGAGTTTAAATATAATTTCATTTTATTTGATTCCATTTTTCTATTTTCACCTTACCTATAGCATTGCTAAAATCAATTTCAAGTGCATTTCTATCACGTTTAATTTGCTCTTCAAATGAATCAAGCGCCCCATATTTTTTAGCGTATTTATGGGTATCAATATCAATATTTACATGATATAACAT